TCATTTTTTAATATTTAATTCAAATCTAATTTCAGTGATTTTTGGCTTAAGGCCAACATAATCAATTTTCAGGACCGCAACAGTATTTTCCTTGTTACGGCAAGTCACTTTATTCGTGAAATACAAATTACCGCTTTCATCCGGAAAAACGGCTGTACAATGCAGATATTCTCCAGTCTGGCGATAGGTCAACAGACGCTGATCGCACATACGCAAGAAAAATAAAAAGGCATTTACAAAACTACCGACATGAACGATCCGTATCTCGGGATGATAATAACTGAAAGGTTTACCAACCGGCTTGTTATTTCTTAGTAAAAAATAACGTGCCTGTTCCCCACATTGATCTGCCGATCTTATGACGGAAGATTCTTCTGCCGTTGCTTCGGTTGCATTATCCGCTACCGGCTGAGGGGCAGTTTCTACAACGGGAATTGTTTTCGGAATTTCCTTTCGGAACGGATGGCGGATCTTCTCCCCCATCCGCTTGAAAAAAGTCAATTTCATGCCTCGTCCGTTTAACCGTTGAACTTGCTTTTTCTCTCCAAATTCTCCTGCGCATTCTGAACTTTCCGCAATGCGTCAAAAGCTGCTTTCGACTTCATGCGGTCTATGTTCAAACGCAAGTGACAGGATGGACACTGCAAGGCATTGGATGTCAATAATTCAAAGATCGATGTCTCAATAAATGCTCCGCATTGCGGGCACTTCATCCCGGCTTTCTGTTCACGGGCATGTTCGGCTACATTATTCATTTATTTCCTCCTTCCGTTATTTCTTCAGCTTCAGTTTCTTCTACTTGCATATTGCTCGCCGTCAGATGTAACAGATTAGACAACCCCGCAGGCATATCTGCCTGACGCATCTTCACTTTCACTTTCATATTTGCCGACAAGCTCTGCTGCACATTCGAAGTGCTGCTGCCTTCTCCCTGTTTGGGAGTAAGATAATTAACAATAACACTCTATTATACAAAGACTTACGAACAAAGAAAAAACAATATGTTGAAACAGTGTGTCAACAGCTGCCAATATTTTGAAGAACTAAGGATTAATAAGATTGATGATACCTTGTCTCCCTATTCCGGTAATCTTTCTATGGTAGATAATATGGCCATTGTCAGCAACCTCTTGCTTTATATCAAACCAGCCAAGAGTAGCGTATTTAGTATATGGCACCCACGTCTGATTAACTTTGTATTGCACACCAAGTTCCTTTAAACGGTTATTAAGTTCAATTGCCGATTTAAGTCCCAATTCTTTGGCAACTTCCGTACATGTATAGGTTTTATTTACATGAGTAAGAACAGCTACCTGCTTCTCTGCTTCAATGCGTGCTGACCGTTCTTGTTTCAATTTCGTGAGAGCCGCTATCATGGCATCAGGATTATTTAGGGCCTCTTCTATAAAGTCAGAGGTCGCAAAGATACCATGCTTACGTATTGAAGGTAATACCTCATCACACACCCAGTCTTGAAACTGTTCAGCATTAGGGAGGTTACTTCTCATTATAAGCCGATATACATCCTTTTCTGGAATATATACCATATTAGTACCACCAATTCCATTGCCATGTGGGTAAAACACCTTTTTGCCTGATTTGCAATGCCTTTGTATTGCATCAGCTGTATCAGAATAGCCCAATGCAGTCGCTACATCCTTTGCACAAAACAAAGGATCATTACTTTCGTTCATTACAATTCGGACTTCGCCAAATTGCTCATTTTTGAAAATCTGAATATCATTCATACAATTTTCGTAATGTGCCCCTTCACACATGGGAATATAAAAAAACAGTACCGAACGCTTGAGGATCTTTCGGCACTGTTTACATATTCCCAACTCTATGGAAATACTTAATATTTTCATGCGTTTCCTCAAACTGTATCGCCATTACAAAAATATAAATAATTTCAGAAATGTCAAATATACATTGAGAATAATCAAAAAGGCCTATTTTATCTCATAAGATGAAAAACAGAACTAAAATCAAGTAATTAGTCAGAAAAATTACGGGGATTATAATTTTACCACATGAAAAATAGAACATTTTCACAACATCCAATACACCCTCGCCAATATCGCACAGAAAGCGCAATACGGAATGTCAGAATCGACGATATCGATCAATGTAGATATAATACGGTCAAAGATTTCTTCTAAACGTTCCATAACATAACCAACAGAAGTCTACAAAAATCGGAATGGTACCGATCATCGACTTGTTCCAACAATATGTCCAGCTTATCGTTTTTCATTGTCAAGAACTGATTTTATCCGTTCTTCAGTAAAACCAAAACGGGCAGCAAACTTTTTGAAAGCGCCCATCCTGCCACCCGGAATAAGAGCATACATACTATTAATAGGAGTATCGCTCTTCAATGCTTTCTTAATTTCTTTATTTTTCATGAATTAACGTATTAAATGTTTGACCTTGTTTTTACAGCAATCACACTCACATAATAATGACTTTGCATATTCCCACGTCTTTTCAACAATATCATCACCGATATACTGTATTTCTTCACCGTACGGATCTATGCCGATGGCCTGACATATATGGGTAGCCATGTGTCCACATTCGTGCCTCCATGATTTAGCAAACTCCTTTGGGGACGAAGTAAGGGCAATAACCATTACTGTTTCCCGGGTGCCGAAATTAGAGTAAGTAACTCCGGTATTCAGGTTGCCGGAGTTTATGTTATCGTACGCAGTACGGAGCATATTACCGTCGCAGCCGATAGAGTGCATATAATCCAATATTTCTTCCGTGTAATACGTATCTACTGCGTAATACACCATGCAGTTCCAGTCATATTTGGATAGTATAAACCGTTGCCTTATCATTTATCAAAGCATTTCGTCCCACTCTATAGGTATTCCAGCCGCAATCATTGTAACATACCATCTTCGCATCGTTGTTCCATCAGGTGCGTCAGGATCATCAATCGTGTCTTTTACATACAATGCTTGATACTGTTCGTTCGGAACAGATGATTTAAGAAAATCGGCTTTGCACATATTAGCTACATATACGTAGTCATAACCGATCTTATTTTTAAGAGTTACACCGTATTTAGTTAACAGTGCGTCCACCTCGTCCTTAGACATCGCAGGCAGTTTTTCTTTTTCTCCGTTCTGACCCTTCCATTCCATTAAAGAAACAGCAAATTCACACATTTTCTTGTTGAAATGCCATCCAAAATGCGAAAGATATACTTCCATTTCTTCCGGTCTTCTATCTCTTATATCCAGAGGTTCTCTTTTCATGACTTAATAAGGTTATAGGGAGCAGATAAACTACTCCCTAATTAAACATTAGCGATAGCGTGAATAGCGTCCGGTACCCCGTACACCACGTCTTTCACCCATACCACCACGATTAGAATTACCACCTCGGCCATAACCACCGCGTTCACCCATGGTTTCTTCGTCAAAATAGCGATCGTCATCATATCTACGATCTTCATCCCAGCGTTCACCCATGCCCTCACCCTCGGAAAGCTCTTCTATGCATTGCATGAGCTTACCACCGTAGCGAAGCATCTTTTCAGCGTAGTCGGACATTTTCTCGACCTTGCTTTCGGAAATTTCAATCATCATCATACTTGTTATTTTTTAGAATTGTTACTACTTGCAGCCTTCTCAGAGGACTTAAAGAAATCAGCCATCATAGCTTTCAATTCGCTAAGTTCTTGCCGAAGCGCTTTGTTCTCCGCTTCCTGCTTTTGTCTTTCTGCAAATTCTGGGTTAAGTACCTGGAGCATTTTATCACATGATTCCATCACAGACTTATGATGCTCGACACTTCCTAATATCTCAGAAGAACGATTTCGCATAGCCGCCACTTCCGCATTCATAGATTCTCTTGAACCGGATATTACCATATTACCTCCACCTGGAAAATTTGCATCAGCAATATCAGACATGGCAGGTATTTTTTGAAAGGTAACAGTCTGTTCACCTACCTTGATAGTTATATCAACCACCATCTTAGGAGGTTGTCCATAAGGAAGGGGTTGCTGCATAAACTCAGGAACAGGATTAGACACTCCAGAAACGGAGCCGACCTCTATATATGGAGTACCATCCCTATGCAAAATGAAAAACTCACTATTTACTCTTAGATTCTGAAAAGGCATAATCAATAAACTCTTTAAGGAGCGGGATTACTCCCGCCCATTGTTTTAAACTACCCCGGTAAGAATTTGCAATGTGTTGCTACCTGATTCGTAGTAGCACAGATAAATTCCGGTACCGGTAATATCCGAAGCAGTAACATCTGCACCGGCGATCGTAGTCAGTGCCTGAGTAGCACCGTTGGTATCAAAAACTACCGGTAATGTACCGGTAGTACCGGAAGGGATCGGCTGTGCCAAACGGAACAGAATCAATCCGCTAAATGGAGCAGAAAGGAACGGATGATTCCGGAAAGAGAAACGTACGTTGGTAGTACCTACGGTAACCCCTGTACTCTCCAATCTTGGAATACCATTCTTATTTGCCATGATAAAAGGACTAATGAATGCCATATAATGCCTCCTTCCTTTTATCCCCAACCATTAAAATTGCCCCATGCTCCAATACCATTGTAAAGACCATACTGAGCTGCAACGCAAGAAGGAATCCCTACAACCGGACTATAAGGCACCTTCGCTACTTCCGGCTGATTACATTCGATTTTTGCAAGACGAGCACTCAAATCATTTAAAGCTGCACCAAGAGGAGCCGTTGCCTGTCCGACGATCTGAGAGGTCATGGCAGAACTCTTAAATGTGCTATTCTCCTCACGAAGTTTATCAATCTTGTTCTGCATTTCGCGCATTTCAGCCGCACGCTGGCCGGCAAGAATCTGTTGTGTGCTATCCTTGATGGAATTTTGCAGATCACAAGTCTGACGTTGAGTTTCATATGCAACAGAAGCAAAGCCTCTTTCCTGACCAGTCGCAACACCGTTAATGGCATTTTGCAATGTGTTCGTTTGCTGACAGATCGCCAGACGGTTTTCGCAGCAGCATGAAGCAATCTGTTGAGCGATCTGACAGTTACCCTGCTGGATAGCATTGATAATCTGCATTGAGCTTTGACCAACCTGATTTCCTACCTGTTGCACCTGTGACATCACCCCATTGATAGCATTCTGAACCTGACCGATTGAACAGTTTAAATTAGTAGCCAGATTGTTGATTGCCTGTCCGTTCCCCTGAATTGCACTCATAAGTAACTCCCTTCCTGCATCGTTATTAATTAAGTTAGGGATACCGGCTCCAGCAAATCCGCCACCGTTTCCGCCATCTCCATTATTTCCCCAGCCATTGCGTCCAAACAATGGGAACAGGAAGAACAGGAAGATTATCCAAAGGAAAGAAGAGCCATCACCACCAAACATACCGCCACGATTATTCATTGCAAGCAACAAATTGGGGTCAAGACCGTTTTTCTGCAATAAGGGGGCAAGCATACCAAGCATACTGCCTCCTCCACCACTCCCGCTTTCCGGGAATACGTAAGTCTTTGTTTCACTCATATTTAATTATACAATTATAACACGGTCAATATTAACCGCATCACAAAGAACACGATAAATCCGTTGTACTTAAATTATATCGTTGTAAGCTCGTTGTAAACTGATTGTAGATTTGTTGTGACACTCCATTTACGGGTGCGGATAGAAAAGTTATTCTTGAGTTTATTAACGCACTGTTGAGTTAGCCCGGTAAGGTATGATATTTCTCCTTCTGTTATTCCCCTTTCTGTGAGCACATTTACAAGTATTGATCGGGCATCAACACAGACCTCTTTGTTACTATGAAACATTGAATATTCGTCTATTCCCGTCGTCTGACAGACTACCGCTACTACCTTTTGATACATATCAACAATTTTCATGCTAAAGAACATATTAGATTATAAAACAAAACATCGAAGGCACTGTTATTTAACTTTGAAAGCCTCCTAACAGTGTTCCGACGATGTTTGCCCGTTTCTGATTGGTAGTCGTATGACGGGTAGTGAGGCTTTCTTTTACTTCTTTGCCCCTAAAGAATGCGTTTGTTAATGGTGTTTCCTATGCCGGCCTTCTACCACCGGCAAATCAGAATATTATTTCATATTATCCTCCTTTCCTTTTAATGCAGATATACAATAAAATAAGAGCGATACATATCAAGCCGCCAAATGCCCATCCGCCAAGTTCTATCTTTGCCTTCTGCCATCTGGTCAACGCCTTTTCAACCGGATAAGGTATCTGAACACTGTCCGTCTTAATCACAGTATCAATGCGATTAAGATATAAATACTTATATAGATACCGATCCTTATATGTGTACACTGTATCACCCCTGTCTATTACATAAATGCTGTCACGCTGATATATACTATCATGACGAATACTATCTCTTGTCTTATACTCACTCTTAATAGTTTCAACCGGCACGTATTGAGTAGTCCTACATCCGGCGAAACATATTGCAGACATCAGCAAAACGATACATGTTAACCGTTTCATAATACCCCCTCTTGCGGAACCGTCCACTCAGGACCACTCAAGATACTTCTTAGTTCGGACGTATCATGCCGGTACGAGGTCATGTCATCCTCTTCTCTCAAGACGGGATCGATATAATCTTCATGCAGGATAACTTTCAACCCGTCAACAGATCTTCTTGCTTGTGCCGGGACCACAACACCGTGATTCAGGCACCATTCTACTGTTACAATTACGTATTTCATAACTTTCTTGTTAATTTTAAGGGAATATTTGTTTGTTCTCCGGAAAGCTCTTTGTGACATTCTTATCGTAGAGGACTTCTATCCCAATAGGCTTGTCAATTGCTATTTGAGCCATTATTCCTAAATTATAAATCCTATCACTCAATGAAATTGCCGGTATATCGTAAACTCCATCTTTATATATAGGATAAGTCCAAGGTTCTTTAGTTGAATCAATCATCATTCCCATTAATCCAACTGCCCAATTACCTTCACCAACGCTATACTGATTAAGTCCTGTGACTTTTATTTTGTAAGACGGTACTTCAATCGGCTCTCCGGTATCTGCTTCGGGATTCATAGCTACCGCAATAGCACCATTAAAGGTTTCAGTTGTGCTATCTACAACAATTTTATTTGTTGTAACTTTGCCAGTAGCAAAATCTGGATAATCAACGGCTTTATAGGCAAAGTTATCAAAGTTCAATACAAATATCGGATTGGTGGTACCGTAATTGATGAAGTTGATAACTTCTTGTACTTCTTGATCAGATAGAGCTCTGTCGTAGATAGCAATACTATAAAGAGCCATAGATAGAAACTCTTTAAGAGACGAATGACAACCAATAATTAAAGGAGTTTCTGCTAATCTTGGAGTGGTAATGAATCCAACTGTATAATCTTCTATAGTTTTATATCTATTAAAATTATTTCCAAACGTAGAATCAATTCTATAACATGCGTAAACACTGGTAGTATTTATATTAAATACATATCTTACTGAATCTCCTGTCTTTATAGGAGTATGTTTAAAGATAACTGTTCCAACTTTATACCCTGTTTTATCAAGCTTTAGATAATCGTCAACACCATCCGTAACTATTGCTCCTTCATATAGAGGAATTTGCTCAATTGTTACATTCTTAGTTAATGCACTCCTAAGAAAGAATCCAATACTATATGTAGCTTGATTAACTACACTTTCTGGCAAATCGTATATTCCGTCTTTCGGTATTGGCATCATTACTCTTGCTCCTTCCAATGAAGGAGAGTAGCCATACTCTAACTGATTATCAGCTGTAAGCCCTGTTACCTTTATCTTAGTTGATTTAAATGCAGAATTACCATATTTAGAAACAACCCAGTTATTAGCTGGAACAAAATTCATTATAGTAATACTATGGTCATCTGTTACAAACACATTCTCAACTTTAGAATAAGTCAGATAATTTTCATTATACCCCCCATACCCTGACATTAAATTCCACCCAAAGTTATATGCTGTTAGTACGTTGCCTAACAGTCCTGTTACAGTTGTTCTATCCTTATCAAAATTGGATTTCCCTCCAAAATTCCAATAATCTACAAGGGAATCAGAGAAAGGAAAATCAACCTTATGACCACGATCAGCAACAGCAGAAGACAAACGTATCCCCCTAACCTGAGCCGTGTTAATGCCAACGCGGTTAATCTTTATCTGATTGATTGAAACTTTCATTCCGATACAAGAATTTTAGCCAAAGTAGGCTGTGAGATAGACTGCACTTTGATATACATCCCGGGAATCACTCCTGTAATAGCAACATCCATTGTGCTACCCACATAGTTATATGATCCGAAAGGAACGTAATTTGTATTCGTCATACTCTGAAACAGAGAGACAACGTTATTCTTATCTTCACTTGCAAATTCAAGATGAAGGCCTGCATCCGATTGAAGTTGCACAGGGTCCGATACATAAGCTTCACCATGTTTGCTGAAAGTTAAATCTGTTAGAGCCATGTTACTTTGAATTTAAATAGTTAATAATACCTTCTATGTGAATATTTGCCACAGTCCGCTTGCCCTCAGCCGACAATAAGAAATCTACATCTTCCTTGTTGTCCTGGAAGAAGTTCTCTGTCAATATAGCGGGGCAGTTCGTATCCCGGCAAATAGCCAAGTTCTGCACCCAATAGTCCTGCCCGGGAGCTTGTTTACGTACTGTCACACCTTTACTTATTGCTACTTGTGCCAGAGAAGAAGCTAACATTTTGCTATTAAAAGAAGCATTATCACTGACATATACACCCCATCCCCGAGCATTCATCCAACTTGTCCCATTACCGGCCGCATTGCAATGAATGGATACCAGAATAGCGTTCTTTTGAGAATCGCGATAAATATTATTAGCACGTTTGCAACGCTCAGACAATGGAACATCCACGTCTTCCTTCACAATGCGTTCCGCGTCAACACCATGCTTTCTCAGCCCGAAAACGACCATATCCGCTATCTCCCTGGAATAAGCCCACTCACGCAACCTTCCGTCCGGTGAACACTTTCCCTGTGTATTCTCGCCATGGCCATTGTCAATTAGAACTTTCATATCATTCATTCTTTGTCCTCCTCCTTTTTAGTTATCACCTCTTTTAAATCTTCTTTCTCTATCTTGAATACCCTTTTAGCAAATAACCCAATAGCTACTATCAGATTAAAATCATAGCCCTTGGGCTTAAGAATATTCGATATAATAGAACATCCCTCGATGAAGCAGACAGATAAGCAAGCGAATATATCAATGTTATATCTTCCACCACTGGCCTCGTTTATCATTACCACCATAATTACAAAGCTAAAATAGGTAACCATCTTACCCATTGTAGCCCGCCAAGCCCTACTAAACCTCACGCGCTCACCCATCAACAAGCTCTTCCTGCATCCCGTAGCCAAATCACACAGTATTACAAAGAACATAGTGATCAACCATGGGATCATGTGCTCTATAGCTTCCATTACGAAACTTCCGGCTACAGGAGCAAACAGACCAGAAGAGAATTGATGTATTGATTTGTCTTGCATATTTGTCTTTTTAAATAATAATACTACATTTGTAATCAGATTACATAATTAAATTAAAATTAGATAAATGCGTGAGCCTATCTTGCCTGTGAAGGTGAGGTGGGCTTTTTTATGCTATGACTTATCACTAGTGATCTGGTCAATGATCTTACGGATATCAGACATATAACATTCAAAGTCATTCGTGTAGATAAAACTAATAGTAGTTATCTGCGGAGTTGGAACAGGGTCAAATCGGACCTCTCCCAACTGCATCTCTCTGATCTCTTCGTGTGTGCCATCTCCGTCGGCGTTCGGTACCGTTTCTGTTGCATTATCGGTTACACCGACAAATATCGACTGTTTGTTACCATTGATTGAAGTATATCTGATCGAATACTTCACGGTCGGAATACTTAAAGAAGTTCCTTCAAAGCTATTTACTTCTGTTGTACCAGTAGCTACAATTTTAATCTCTTCGTTCATAACATTTTAATTTTAAGTTCATAATAAGTTTATTCTTTGTTTTGATTCAAAGCTGAATCCAGCAATTTGAAGAGAGGGAACTTTACATAAGCATAGAAAATCTGATCTGCAAATTTCTTAATCAGAGCAGCAGTGGGACCATCGACTTCAATCTCACCTTCAAGATATAACTTTCTGCCGATCTCCTGATCTTTGATGTCACTCACATTAAAGTAAATAGCATTACCTAAGTCCTTGCTTACATCTTTGTAATCAATCACTCTCTCCGTCCCGACAATGTTGCCCTCAGAGTCTCTCTTCTCAACCTCTTTCATCAAGACATTTCCTTCGATATCGTTAACCACGATCTTTCTAAAATCTATTTTCATACTCTATATATTTTGATTTAATAATTATCTCTTTACTTACCAGACATTACGACCTACTAAATACAAGTAGAAATTTACGTTTCTATCTCCTTGGTTAGCATCGACCAAATGCACTTCAAGGTAAGTACTAGTAATACTCTTTACCATGCCAAAACACCATCCATTGTCATCTGAGGCCTGTATAATCGCCGAATATTTTGTGTGACCTAAATTATGATAGATACGGTACCTTCCGGTTGATATATTACTTACTGTACCAACTGTACAACCATTCCCCCAAAATTGGTTACCAGTACCACCAGCATACACATAAACACCGCAAAGAATACCAGGAGCGTTCCATGACTCAGAATTACGTTGGCCAAACAGATGCGATCCATGACTCTGTATTGCATGTCCACCCTCAGAGTTTGCGATGATTCTCAAAGCCTTTCCCCCTTGTCCGTATGTAGACAGAGAGAGACAGTCTTGGTTGTCATTACGAATCTCCATCAATGGGTAACTTCCTACTGTAGCTGCACCTCCATACTGATTTATACGCAAGAAGCGATAGCCGTTGATTTCAAGCTGTATCTTAGCGTCTGCTATGTTACGGGAATATATGGCGTTGTTTTTAATCTCCCAGCCGCCAAGATAGGCACCGTCAGTCACGGTGATATTTCCTGTTGTAATTCGACCAGCCGCTAAGGCATTGGTAACGATTGCAGTAGCATCAATCAGAACTGTATTTATATATCCCCCAACGACTATTGTCTCTCGAGGTTCTGATGAAGCATGGTTTACCATATCCTGCCAGGAAGAATACCCAATATTGGAGGCAATGCTATTTTTCAAAGAAAGCATAGCTGTTTCATCCAATAGACCTTGCGGTCCTTGTGGACCAGTTGCACCCTGAGGACCCTGTGGCCCTGGAAGCCCTTGCGGACCTCTATCTCCTTGCGGACCTTTAGCACCGGCGGGTCCTTGCAATCCCTGAGGACCTGTAGCGCCGGTATCTCCTTTAGGCCCCTGCGGTCCTTGTGGTCCTGTATTACCCTTGAAATTTTGCTGCTCGGATGCCGACAAGCCGGAAAAAGTAACCATGCCTGCAATACTGATATCTTTCCCGAATATATTGATAGCACCCGGCTTAATAGTGATTCCAGTTTTTAATTCATCCTTTGTAGGAGTGTCATCAATAGAGCCGGCGTCATAAACCGTAGCAAAGGCAAGGTACCAGGTGACGGGTAAACTGCCATCACCTCCCGCTAAATAAAAATAATTAGTAGAAGAGAATGTACCACTTGAACCACATTTGACATAGCACGCATATTCTTCCCAGTCACCGGTTCCAACATTGTTGGTGAGCCATTTTGATGTACCACCGTTACCCATAGGGTTTGTAGCCCACTCAATTCTATATCCAACAGGAACCCATGCTATAAACCGGGTAATAAATACAGCATTGGCGCGTGTTTTAGTGCTAAAAGTAAACCCACCTAAACCCGGTTCTACAGCCCCAGACGTCGTAATTTTAATTTTATATCCGGATTGATTAGGCAAATTAATATCTGCTGCTCTTTCAACTGCAACCATACCATTACCACTACTATTGTAGATTCCAATGCCATTCATCCCGCTCCTAAACTCCGGATCACGATTCAACATCTTACCCTTGCTCATAGCAAGCGCAATCAAACGTGCATTACCCGATACCGTTGATACAAGGTTAATATCCGTCTTGGTCTGAGAGATCTCAGTGCCCTGATTGGATACAACCTGTCCGAGAGCGTCAAAATCGGTTTGGGAGACTTTGCTTTCAATTAACCCTTTCGTCACTTTTATCTCTGAGTCGGTGTAGGTTTTGGCAATGTAGTTAAGATCTTCGGGGGCTGGGCTCCAGGTTACAGGAGTGTTGGTTTCAAATACGCCAATACGCAAATAAGTAGATACAGAAGAAGTACCATAAGAGCCTAATATATACTTAATAGCCTTTGATGTAAGGATGAAATTGTTTTCTATGCTATCATTAAATACCGACATGTCCTCGATTGTGCCATCAGTGTATACGATCCGCAAAAAGATACTTCTTGTGCCACTAGGAATTGTAGTCGATGGAACAGAATGATCTATAAACACATAATACCTTTTTTGAGAGTCATAGGTCAAACCGAACATATCCTTATTAGCTACAAATGATTCCTTGTGCAATACCGATGGTAGCATTAATATTGTTCCATCATCGTCATAACGTGAAGCATAAGTAAATCCCGCATCAGTAATACGCTTAAAAGAGCATAAGTTCTTAATACCTGCAACTTGCTCGCTTGCAGCAGGAATCCACTGCGTTACTCCTATGTTACCATCAGTAAGAACAGCCCAATGCACTTTTGAACCGTAGGTTCCATTAGGGAATTGATATAGTGACATTCCATAGCCTTCTGTATAACCGCTCATTGTAATTTCTTTGCTTTCTACAATTCTATCACCTTTGGTTGTAAAATAAGCAATTATATTATAGCCATTGTTAGAATAAGCTCTAATTTCGTTATTATCATTTCCAAGTGTATAGCATAATGTCAACGTATACTTCTTGCCATTAACTGCTGGAACATCATACCCATATTCTCCAAATCTGTATGATGTATTTGCTTTCTCTGTATAGGCACCCTTTAATAAATTGACATCAGCAACTTTCACCTTACTCACCTCACCCTTCACAGCCAACGTAATCTGTCCGGGTAAAGCCTCCATAATCGTGTCAGTCTCAATCTTAACCTTTTCACCTACGTAAGAGTATGAAGCGGAGTTGATAGCGTCTATAATTGTCCGCTGCTGGTCATAATAAGCCTGTTGAAGAGTCTTGAATGAAGCGCTGACCGGTATATTTTCAGGCTCACTTGCCGAATGTGTCTCAAGCACATGATAGTAATCGTTGAAAGCATTCCGATAAGCAACGGTATCAATGCCATACCGTGTTGCATTAGCCAGAATAGAATCTCTTTCTGCTTTTAATGCCTCCATTTCCTGCTTTAACGCGGTCTTTTCAGTTGGAGAAATAAATCCATCAGAAGCCCAAGTATTCAATCTGTCCTGAGCAGCTTTCGCATCGGTTTTGGCGATGTCTATTTCCTTGTTGGTTGACTCAAACTCCTGCTCGATGGTCTTTCCGTTGCGAAGGATGAAGATGCCTTTGAAATAACCGTTATTTGTATATACACCATTATCGTGCGGCTGCATATTATCCGGAAAATCCGGGTCCGTTATATGATCTAAATTCCCAAATACAGAGCGAGACGCTCCGGCAAATGACTTAGTCTTGACTCCACCTAATATCTCAATCTTAGGCTTGCCATCCTCGGCGGCCGACATATATATCAAGCTCTGACGAAGAGGATTCTCAGTATTACCCATCTGTACAACTTCATCACCTACTACTGGTATAATTCCTTCAAACTCAGACTTTGGAATAGTTACGAGATTACCATTTACACTCGCAACTTCGCACCAATAGTATTTACCTTTTTTAGATGATGTATCCTCCATTTTTTGAGTAACAGTAACCTTTCCGTTACCATGTCCGGAATCTAATACAATCATTATACCAAGGTTGTATATCTCTTCGGATACATTGATGGCACGAATTACATTCTCGCCATTTGTCAAAAGCCCTCCTACAGTATCAGAACCGATTCCATCCTTTGATAAACCACTCCATACAGCCATATCACCATCATACAAACCAGATATTTCTAATTTGCATTCTTTAGTCGTTATAGGAGCATCTGATACATGTCCCTCTGGATACATGTAAAGTTGAAAGCCTGAATTTGCTGAATTATTCATGCTAAACTCAATGCTCGTGTTCGTTATCCTTACGCTATCATCTATGGCTGAACCATCATATAAATAGGCTGTAAATTTTGTGAAATCAAAAGCCGGTGACTGGATTATTCTTCTATCAAATACTTGACATCTCACTAAGTCGTGCGCCTGGAATGTTTCATCTTTATCCTCAAATTCAAGAATCCAAGATTGCAAATCAGAAGTCTCAGTAACTGCACTGACTTTACCGTTCGCTTGGCTTATAACAAGAGCACCATTTATTGAACGTACTTTCTGTATAAGCAACTCAAATACATTCATAACTTTCCTCACATCTAGAATATCACATTCTATATGCCAGTTGCCATACTCGTCTTTATATATTTTAAAGCCTTCGCCTGTGAATCCCGGAACAAACTTCGGAGAAGAGATGTATTCTTTCAATATAGCTGCGGCAGCGTTTAATATACCATCCTCAGAGAGAGAAGCGGTAGGCTCTGCCTGAGATTGGTCCCAACCGGTTTCAATGCCACCACGGATGGTCAGTTTGTAAGGGGTGGTATCATCCTGATCTTTGCGGAGAAACACTTTCTTTAAAGCCTCCATGTCAACATCAGCCGCCAACTTAAACGCCACTACATTGTTTTTATTGGTCCGTATAAATATAGCCGGGTCTTCGTCTGCATTACAGATATAAAATTCTCCCTCGTTCAGTCCTTCCAAATGCGACATAGAATCAGGAGAAATGACGGGAGCTTTTGCTTTCCCGTTTTCAATTTCTGAACCAAACCATTGTATTTTGCTTATATTCTTTTTCATGTCAAATTCGTGAAGTATTTATGAATGCCGCTTCGCTTTCTTTATATTTCAACATTTCCCCCTCCTTCGGGTTATTTACGACAAAACCGACAATAGATGCGCTGCTCGCCTGCTCAGGAGCACCGCCAACACCGGCAATAGAATTTTCCTGTGGTTCCAATGCAATAGTCACGAAAAACATTTGGCTGTCTTCCATAACCTGACTTATCTCTGGAACAGAATTCTCGGACCTTACATATCTTTCTCCATTCACATCAAACATAGACACACACAATATCCGGTTAAGATGCCTTCCGAACCAATACGGGACACCACACGAGTTTCCTATTGTAAGTACATACGAATCATATGGAACAGCATATAACTCTTCTATTTCTTGTCTTTGATTGCGGTATTGTTCATTATCTATCTTTGCGGAATATCCTGCCGGCTTAAACCCAGCTTCCACTCTCCATTCGAATACCTGTTGAGTATCTCCTATCCAGAAGATATTATCAAAAGCAGAATTATTATCTTTGTGTGAATAGCGAATCAATGCGGTTTCTTCCAAGATATTGGAATCGGAACATACTTCAAATGGCTCAGATTCTTTCCTTTCAAAAGTTATACTATAGACTGAATCCGGAAGTGAAGTAAACACGACATAATACATCATAACAGATGCATTTACCTCATAAGTCTGGAATTGGATATTGGAAGAAGTTCCTTTGATAAGATCGTTAAGAGAGGCTGAAGCTACTTCTCCGTCATCCGCAAATATTTGCAGGAGTATTTTATCAGTTGTATGAAACCTCTGAATGTAATCTACATCGATTGCATATTTGTCCTTAACTGGCGAAAAGAACAATGGGCATATATCACCTATCTTAATCATAGTCCTTTAGTCCGAATTTGGGTTACAAGCCTCTTGACCTGTGTTATCGTAGCAAATATATGAATTAAAAACGTAATTATGAACGATTTCACCTTATTTTATACTCTCTACTATCAAAGTATATTTAGCAGCTTCAGAACGGCCGTAATTAAACTTACCGTCTTTAATATACCCATGATATGTTTCTCCTCCCTTCTCTATAGATATTAATCCTGTGAGATCATCAGGAGCTTTCATATCTCCGGACTCTACTGAAACCTCGCCAACAGTAAACAGCCTCTCTCCTTCCGTCAACTGGATATCCGTTTTCTCGGATACTCCATCAATAACAACGTCACTGTTACCATCAGAAGACGCAAAGTCCAATGTGTTGGTAAATGCACCAATAAACTTCCGGTTAGCCTCTATCATATAACGTGGAGAGTATACAGCATTAAACATTGTATCGGGACTTATTACTCCGGAAATGGATGGACCACCATTTATCTTACGTATAAGACGGTATCCGCCATCTATTGAAGCAAGCCTTGCATTAACAAAGAATACGTCATTGTCGCTATCACTATCCGTAGTATCCTCTCCCCTTTTCTGAACCAAAAACTCTATTCCGTATGCGTCAGCCCGAAACGGACTTATCAATTCCAAGGTATTCTCAGTCAAGGTCACTCCGGTACTATATTCATTTGTGAAATGAAATTCATCACGTCCGTTCACACTGTCATAATCTTGCTTGTCATAACCGGCCCGTACCCGGGAATAAATCAAGGAAGAATTTACGCTATATTCAAACGACCGTATATTGTCACCGAAATTTTTTACTATGTTTTTTGAAAACAGACTACTTCTATGTACAAATGTAACCTTGTCTTCCCCTATTACAGGAACAAAGCCAAACTCCGACTGCATCCAATCAACAAACTTTGTATACGAACAATATAATTTTGCCTTTTTCAGACCTCTTGCACTCTCAGCAGGAATTATCATACATTCATCCAATCTCTTGTCTACCCCTGAAACGATCTCTCCTGTAATTCCTTCCTGCCCTCCATTTATACTTTGAAGAAGCCGGTTTAGAAGCTTGACAGGCGTAACTATATCAATATTAACCGGTATTATTCTTGCATCCCAATTTAGACTAATGTAAGGGTCCCGGATAGTCAAAGTCATGTTATATGCCGAACCATATCTTATAAAACAATAATCCCCTTCAAGCAATGTTATATCTTTCATATATGAAAGTATAAATATGGTCTCAGGGTGTTCGTCGTTAATAACAGTTCTGGTAAGCTCTGTTTCATTCCCATCTGCTCCGATTTTTACCAATGTCATAGACAATGCCTTATTTGCCGGAACATTAAACGAGATAGAGACACTTAAGAAGCAGGTAATATTCCTTTCCGCCCTGAAAAGGAAAGTGTCTTTACCACCATCAGATACGTTCTGCTGAAAAGTATCCCCATAGGTTATATATCCGCCTATTGAGGTCTCGCTTGATTTTACAGCCAACGGAAAGTATTTGGACTTTAATGCTGCCTGTATCTCAACCGATACGTCCGTTGAATCCTCAATGCTATTCCCGGCAACCAACCAGTTCACATTCTGATTCATTTTTATACCATCATAGTACAAGTATTTGCCTTCTGTAAGTTCGCTCACAGCATATTCATACTGTGTTCCCTTTTTAGCTTTTATCAATGCGGCCAGGCTGTCATCTACAGCACTGATAGATATGGTATTCCCATCATCTTGAAATGTGGAGAAATCTAACGAACACCGGAATCTTTCATTCCATAACCAGCTGTTATTTCTTGTGTAAAATACCACACTAGCCGATGCTTGCAGATACTTTTCCCGGAATACACGTTTCAACAGACTGTATGCAGCATTAGAAAACTCAAACTTTGTAGAGAACGATCTTACGACTCCATCATAATCCCCCCTCTTAAAAGAAGTGGTTATGTCGTCCCAATTGACCAGATTATCCGTTACCTGATACGAGTATCCATCAACTAACAATTCACATTTATAATACATATTATTTTCTTTTTAATGATTTCAGACGCAAATCAACATCATCACACATCCTCTTTACCATATAGGCATATTCCTTTGCGGAAAATGAATCCGGATCAATATGCATATTGAAATGTTGCATTACGGCCACTCTTTCTCTCACAAAGTAATCCCTATCCATAATAGCCGACTTAGGGAGGTCGGATTGTTCTGACATGATCTTATCCACCCGAAATCTACTGTTAGATAAAATAGCTTCAATCCTACTGCATATCTTATTGTGATCATTAGGATCAAGACTATATCCCATATCATTAAGAATCAAACAAACCGTAGACCACTCCTTCTCTTCAGTAAGATAACGGCAGCAGTTCATCAACTGTATCTTTATCACAAGGCTGATAATTTCATTCTTCTTAGAAACTTCAGCCAATATTCCCTTCTTCCCAACTATAGACATATATTCATTAACCAATCCGGACGCCGCTTTCTGCTTTTCATCTTCACTATAATCTCCTTCACACACGGCGTCCGAATTTCCACAAAATACATCTATGAATCTTCTGAGGGATATTCTATCAAGATCTGTGTATATCATATTAAATACGATTTGATATATTTCTTAGCTCGGCTTCTTTTGCAGCCTTCTTCTGGTATTTAGCCATCTTTTCAAACGAACGGTTTAACGACTGCATCTCACGCTCCAACTTTCTATAATCATTATTCACATTCACAGTAATAGGCTCACCCATCCTTTCGGCATCCTTCATTAAAGCGCCTATGTCTGAACGTAAATTCATGCTGCGATACAAAGCTAACCTGTCAAAATGAGGCAGGAAATCACTGCGCCTCTCTATATCTACATCGGGAATAACCTTTGCCCGACGCGGCAAATCAATCAAAGTAGGAACATTAGGAGTTATATAAGCTCCTCTGTCAGTTACAACAGCTTCATGTTTACCTCCATCTCCTACAATAGCTAACCCACCGGGATGGTTATCTGTACCCTTAGCATATTTGGGAATAGGCTGAGCAATAATAGTCGCAAGCTGGGCAGCTCCCAATGCTCCAACCAATGCAGCCAGAACCATATTCGGGAGGGCCCTTGAAACAGCCAGTGCAGTAGCTATGATAGATTGACTGATCGCATTAGCCTTCTCCCATTTGGCCTGTTTCTGCTGGAGAGCCTCTTTCTTTTTCTCTAATTCTTTATTCTTATTCGCAGTAGTTTGTTCTGCCGCTCTTTTTCTTGCTTCAGCTTCTTCTTTAGTGATGACACCAGAGTTTTCCAACTTTTCAATTCTCTCCAGTTCTTTTTCGCCAGCTTCTTCATTAGCTTCCTGTTCCTCTTCCACACGTTTTATCCTGGCATCATAAATATCTGTCATAATAGAAGTAATTCCATCTTGTATCTTTGCAAATGAAGACAATACAAAGGATAATTTGCCTTTGTCATCGAGTTTGCCCCAAAAATTAAGTACACTGTCTCCTGCATCATCCATTTTTGCGGTAATTTCTCCTATGATATCTCCCAGAGCATTAAATATATTGGCAGAATCCCCCAAATATTTATTGGCAGATGAAGATAAATTGCCCAAAGCATTATTAAAATCATCCGCCCATCTTTTCCCCGGATTATTTTCATCATTATCCATGTCATTACCAAAAGCCTCAATCTGAGCCTTAATCTTATCTATCCTCCGTTGAATCTCATCAACCTTCTCTTGAGGGAGATCAGAAGATAAGGCCAGTTCTGCCTCCGCTTCTTTCAATAAAAGCTTTAACTTTGCTTCCCCAGACTCTTTGGTAATCTTATATAGCCCATCCCTATACTGCTTTTCGTTTATTTCCCCTTGTTTATATTGTTTATTTAAAGCATTAATCTCCTTCAAGGAATTTGTATCCAATATATCAAGTTCCCTGTCGGTACCTTTTTTTATCAACCCTAAACGCTCTGATATATTATCTTGAATTATAGATGAAAATCTTGCATCATATTTTTTATTAATCAATTCTACATCTTCACCTCTCCTTTCCGCTTCACGGATTTCCTCTTCACGTAAGATTTCATTCATCCTTAGTAATAAATCGAGTTTATATTCAAGCTCTTTTTCCGAATTGTTTTTAATAGTATCCAGTTTTAATTCAATGCTTCGCTTTTCTAAATCTGATTCATACTCCTCCCTTTCCAAGTCATATTTTTCATTAATATCTCTGATATTTTTATTTTTCTCTTCTTCATATTGGGATCTTAACTGATTTTCTTTGGCAGAATATCCTTTTATTTTATTGATATTCTCTTTATAAGTATTTTCCACACTGGCAACCTCTGCTTTTCTACGATCTTCAATTAGAGCTATTCTGGTTTTAGTCAATTCCCTTTCTATGTTCTTCATGTAATTGGCATATTCTTCAGCCTCCTTTTTATTACTACCATTGGAATCATTAGTCAAAGCACCTACATTAATATTTTTAGACATTCCTTCCAAGACTTTATCATAATCTTTGGTTTCTTTTATAAGATCCTCCCAAGCGGCCTTCTCCTTTTTAGCTTGATCTTCTGCTTTTTTCAGTTCTTCTTCCCTTTTAGCAACAAGATATCCCCAAACTTCATCCCCTTCTTTAGCTTTTTTCTGCCTTGCATCCTCCAAAGCAGCAGATGCTTCAATTATCTTTTGTTCTGCCTGTAGATACGTGTTATACTGCACCCTTCTTTTTAACAGAGATTCTTCACGCTTATCAGCAATATCTGTCATCCTATCCAGTTGAGCTCTTGCTATAGCATTGGCTACAAGTTCTTCTCTCAACTGTACATAGGCCCCCTTTGCTTTACCAGCCAAAATTTCATCGTTTGATAAATTTGCAAAGTAAGCAGGATACATCTTTTGCAATTCATCAACCGCTGCATTTCGATCTTTTAAGGATCTGGTGTGATCCTGTGTGGCCTTATATAAAACATCTAATTTCACGGTAGAATTGGCTACATCTTTCATCCCTTTTTTAATGCCTAATGCCATTTCTTGTTCAGCAGACAACAATTCTTTAGTCGCATCTTTTGCTTTAAACAAACTTGCCACCCAATCCATTATATCCTTTCCATACACAGATAACAATGTAATGCCTACAACTAATGCTGTTTGCCAATTAAGGATAGATTTAGTTAGCTGTTTCCATACAGGAACTCCCTGTTGTCCGGATTCTTGCAAAGCCTTAAACTCATCTCTTGCACGTTTTATTTCATCAGCCATTATAGGCAAGTTATTAGAGATAGCAAGAAAGAAAGTATTCCATCCTACTGCTAATGAAGGCAACTCTCTGGCCAATTGCTGGACAGATGCGTTTAATCCATTCCAATGTGATGTATAGTTACCTACATTTCTTTGATAATTACCCATTTGAGCGTCAATGGCCTTTAATTCATCTTTTAGTTTCTTAATCTGCTTTATTAAACCGACTCCTTGATCTCCTTGTCTTTGAGCTTCAGACAAATTTCTAAATCTATTTTCTAACTGTACTACAGCCGCACTCATTTCATTATAACTACCGGCTGTAGAAACCATAGCTTTTGAATGGGCATTTAAAAGAGAAGTATATTGTTTGTTCTGTTGTACAAGATCCCGTTCTTTAATCGTAAGGTCAGAGACTATACGCAAATATTCTTGCTGACTTATTGTACCTTTGGATAGTTCTTTTGATAGATTTGATAATTCTCTCCTTATTTCATCAAGCCTGATTTTATTAGCAGACAGCCTTTCATTTAGTTCTTTTGCTTTATTATCATAAGAAGTTACGGTATTTAGAATCTCCGCATAAGCACTACTTGTCAATGAAATAGATGAACTTGCGGATTGCATGGCTTGAGCCTGCCTTTGAGTAGTTTGAGCATTATCCTTTTGAGCTTCAGATGCGATTTTTAAAGCATCAGAAGCCTTATTTATTGCACTTGTGAGAGAATCAAACTTTCCTGATAAGGATGACAATGATAAGAATTCTTTCATATTCTTATTTAGATCATTTAAAATACCCTTGTATCTACCTTGTATATCAGACAGTTTATTCTGAGTAGTAACTAATTGGTTCATTATATTAGTATACTTCTCTGTTTTATCCGCTAATTCCTTAAGATCCCCCGGTTTTACTCTGAGACCTCCTGCCAAATCTTTGGTAAGATTCACATAAGCCTCTTTGGTTTCATTAAATTTAGCAATCAGGCTAGTTAATTCATCAAAAGCTTTTTTATCAACAATATCCGTTATTTTAAATTCATTCGCCATAATTTAAAATTTTGTATCGTGCCCCTTCACACGATGGTTATTACTTCTTATTCTAATAAAATACCAATTCAACAAACGTTCCATAGAATTCAATACCTTCCGGTAGAAAATCAAAGGTTCCGTCTTTCCTTTCGTACAGCACATACACAGAGTGATCCATCTTGGCAGCTATGCGTGCAAGGCTTCGGACTCTCTCTATATCCTGCATCCTTTTTTTATTATCACACCAACAGCTCACAGTATACCGAATTTTGCATAATATTCCCGTAATGCGGGATTCATAAAATGAACCATAAAATGCCCCAATGCTTCGGGACCTACAGCCAAGATAATACTCCCATACTTTTTTTCAATGTCATCTCCGAAAGAGACCCCGACAGATTCTATCCTCAATCCGTCATTAATGGGGATAGCAGTAATAGACGAGTAGTAGTCACCCCGAATTTTGAGGTTTGGAGTTTTCATGTCACGCGGTGGCAAGAACAGATAAGAAGGAGCCGGAGGTGTCTTTTCCATCTTCCACTTCATATATCCTTCAGCATTATGAAACCATCTGCCGGCATCTTTCGAATTAAAAAAAGGGTCATTGAGATATGTCGGCCTTAAAGGCTTTCCACGACCATTCACCCCTGAATACAATTGTTGCCGGATAAAGTCCTGCACCAAATCAGCATTACTCTGAATTGTGTGTTTTACAACTTTCTCAAGTCCTCCAACAAACAGTTTAAAATTATCAGCCGCATCGCTTAATGTTGCCATATCCCATGTAATTTAAAAGGGGATGAACTAATAAAAATCCATCCCCTTCACCCTGTCAATCAATCAGTTTACCTTTATCCGGAATCAAACCCTTAATCCGGTCGTAAATATCACCCAGCATCTTTTCCCTTTCAAATTCTTCCCTATCCAGGAAAAATAACTTTTTGTGAGTATCGATAAAGTCCTTTCGTTTCCACTTCACGACTTCATTTTCTATGAAGTTCACACCTTCTACAACCATGTTATATCCTATTTATAAGTTAAACGCTTGCATCATACGCCTCTTTCTGCTCAATACCGATAATGCCTTCCTTCTGGAGCTCCGATGGTTTCTTCAAAGAAGGAGTGCCTGTAGCAGTAACGGTCAACTCACCATTAGCATAGGATACTGCTGATACGCCTCCGTCGAAAGATTTTCCGGCACTCTTGGAAAGAGCGTCCGCATAATACCCCGTAACATTAAGGCCTCCGAAGTGCTCAATCAACTTGTACTTATTCTCTCCCACTTTCACCAGGTCAACAAACACAAGCCCTTTCAGTGCTTCCACTACATCAAACTTCAGGGCCATGATGTCTGCCGTCTTGATGTATTTCTCGTAATCCTTAAACATCAGGTTTACGATCAGATTAGCTTCCTGGCCGGAAGAGTCCCAATCCTGGCCGCTCGGATATACTCCCGAAAGCGGAATACCACTCAATCCCGTAGTATCACGATTCGTTCCGAACAATACATTATCTTCATCAACAATTACCCCGTCAAATTCCACGCCTTTTGCCATCATAAGATTGGCTTTAAGGCTGGCATCATAATTATCCAAAGTAAGCGCCGCTGTATACGCCGAATAGCCGGTGATTTTATTGCCACCATAGCCGGTTGCATTTACATTGGCTTCACCACCGGTAGGCGCAAACTCCTCAACCGTCTTTATCGGATAAATACGGTTGGGCCGGTCTGCATGACACAGCTCTTCTAACTTATCTGCGGTCAGTCCGTTAGGGATTTTAAAACCACGTGGAATAAGGATTACCGCTTTTATCTTTCCGGGATCAAGAATACACTTCGATCTTCCGGTATTAAAGTCTTCCTGCCCCTTACATTCTCTAAATTCTATCGCCATAACACTTCTCTTTTTTTAATGTGATCTGTAAATTCTTAATATTTATCCCGTCGATATAATCTTTGAATGGCTTTCCGTCCGGACCCGTCACTCCTGCTTTGCCGTACCGGTAATTCTCAACATATATGTGCGGGATACTTTTTACATAAGCCATATCAAACGCCGGCTCTTTACCGATCTCCTTGATCAATATCTCGTAAATAGGTCTGAGACATTCTGCGAATGATATACGCGAACGTTCTTCGTTGGTATATGAAGGCAATGTATTTACGACAAGGAGTATATCCAATGACATTTTCCCTTTCTCGCCGGTCCTGTCCTCTTCGATCGGAGAATAAAGGAATATGGCGGGATATTTTAGCTTCGCAGTATCATTTGATTTGCTCCAAACTAACAACTGGTCAGAAATGTAGCTCCAGTCTCCAAACATATACGAGATATGTTTGCCATACTCCTTTGAGACACGCTCTACTATTTCCCTGAATACATCCGTTATTACTATCATAAGCCAAACGAATTAATCTCTTCCAGCATTGAGCGGTCAAATGAAAAACCGTCATAGCTGTCATCCTTGCATAAGAAATCAAGCAAATCATTATTCATCTCAACCATTTCATTCCATGCCGGAATAAGTACCACATTGGGATCGGCATGGTCTTCATCATCAGAACTGGTTGTGCCCACATCGCTTACATGCACATTATTCCTTCTCACAAAGAAAAAGAACACATAATTTGCGATAGGACTTTTCCCATCCCTGGTTAGAAATTCCTTTAGCCTTTCCCATTTATCAATCTTATCTTCCCCGTCTGCCTTCAGGTAGTTTATGAATTGACGGCACATATCCCTTCCCAACACCAATTTCAGATACTCTTTTTCATACGTATCAATGAAACTGTCAAGATAGTCCTTCATTGCAGTACGGGTAATTGAAGGAGCCCCCGTATCCACGTTCAGTCCATCTATAGATGTTGTCCCCTTAAAGTATGTACCGTCAATTATCATATGCTACTCTTTTAATTTATTATCACCCGGTTTAACGAACAGTTCTTCACAGCCGAGCTCTTTTGCATCCTGCATCAGGTTATTCGGCACCCGGATCTTTCCGTCCTTGAAAAACTTACTTGCAAGGGGCATATTCACACTCGTTTTATCCCCTTTCTTAAAGAAGTTCACGTCTTTAATGAACTCAACCTCGTACTGCTTATGCAGGTCCATGTTATACTCTTTTCCCATATTTATCCAACTTTATGTTTAACCACCAACTGAAGGAGAAATAGCCTCCATTACTGTAGCAAATGAATCACTCACAAATGCAGTCTTATACTGTGCCTTTACATAGGCCATCAATCGTTTTTCACCGATCATGGTCACAAGGTTCTTCGTGAAGTCGTCGTTCTCCCAACCGAAAGTAATAGTTAGCTGAACCAGGTCGCGAATATTCAGATAATTGAAGTCACCGATACGGAACTTACCCTGCTCGATAGCAGTAGACGTTTCCACCGCAAGTCCTCTGATCAGTTCATCACCAGCACGGAACGGCCGCAGGTATTGTCCGTTTGCATCCTTCTCAAGCTGCATCATAGCATAATCGATTGGATTCATCAAAACAAGATTAGGACGATAATTCATCTTGCTTGTAGAAAGAATCTGTGTATATGCCGCTACAATGGCATCATACATATTAGGGGACTTAGCTACTTTGAATCCGGTAAGCGAGAATGAAGGAAGATCCTTAAATACACCTGTAATCTGTCCGTCCGCTCCGGTACCAGAAATAATACCTTCCTCTTCTGTAATACCGATACGGTTAATGATTTCCGCTCTGATTTCTGCTACCAACTGAGGTAAATCAGTCAATGTTTCCTCTGTCAGCTTTACAGTCAACGCAACCTTACCGGCAGTAATGCTCTTTTCTGAAAGCGTTGCATCCATATTAGGTTTCAGGCCACCTTCAGGTACCCATTTGGCATCACCTTCTCCCGGCTTGAACTCAGCATAAGTCAACGAACGCGTACTGATGCTTGCCACGTTTGCGTATCTTCGAATAACTGTTTCAGCTTTCGGATCTACAGAAAGAGTAGTATCTACCGTATTGTTATAATGCGGTGCAATGCCTGTACTGGTTACTGTAGAAACAGATTTGCTGTCCAACACCAGATTAATACTCTTCTTATAGCCGGCAGATGCTTTACACGCCCCTTTCAAGTCAACTACCTTGGCACCTTTCTCAACCGTGATAAAGTCCTTCAGTTGTTCCTCAATCTGTTTATCGATGCTCTTAAGAGCAATCTCACCGTTCCCGGCCTTTTCCGTAGCGGCCTTGATCCGGATAAGGCTTTCCTCGATACTGTTGATGGTTTCATCAAACGTTTTCTTGTCAACCGCACTTTCGCCATTCTCTTTCTTGAAATCGCTGATCGATTTTACCGCTTCAGTAATAGATGTACGCAGATCCTCAATTTTCAGTTCATCGTTAAGGTAAGACTTGATCTTCTCTCCTATCTCCTTATCGATAGAATCAGCCAAGGCGCTGTCCATCTTCTCCCATACTTTTTTGTCATCCTCAGACATTCCCTTTGTGTCAATAAGGTCCAAAAATCCTAATTTCATAAGCAATCCTGTTTTAGTTTTAATTTATTAAACATGGACTTCTTACCACGTACGTCGGCTTCCTTTGCTGGCGGATTGCTTTCCGGCCTTGCAGAAGCAAGTGACATAGCTTTAGCAATGATCCTTTGTAACTCTTGTTGTTTTATGACGTTAAGTCCTTTACATAAGACGTCGATGTCAGATACCAATTCACAATATCGGTCTTGGTAATCCTCCTCAGACTTTAACCCGAGATACTCCGTTTCACCATTCATACCGATTGAGACAGCAGAGATTTCATAAAGGACAACCTCTTTTACGATCAGGCAATCTCTTTCTTCATCCCATTCACATTTCTCCCACACGTATCTATATCCAATAGAGAATTGGTTCAGTGTTCCGGATTCAAGCTGTGTCAAAGCCTGGTTACCACGTTCTACATCATCAATTACGGCTTCAAAATACAATCCCCTTTCATCCTCACGCAAAGCCGTCAACCGACCGATGGGTTCACTCATATCATGCATCCACAGAAAGATAATCTTGTCATTGGCCGCACTTTCCGGTCCCCTGTCCTGGATACTTTTTGAGAAGCATCCTTTTATAAGCATATCTCCGGCCTTGTCTATATTACCAAATATGGCAGCATACCCCGAGATCTTCCGGCTTCCGCTGTTAATTGACAGATCCTTTGTCTCAAACGAAAAGGACTTAGTCTGCTTCCCGATTCTACCTTTATATTTATTCTTCGTTTCCATAATCTCCCTTAGGTTTTTCAGGATCAATATCTATATATTCAGCTAATACGCTTCTTCCCTCGTCTCCGGTAATAAGACCGGCCTGTTTCCCCTTAATCATGGAGTCCATTACCCGTTGCAGAACCTCCGATGATTTACTCTTATCCGCCTGCAAACATTCTACGTGTGAGAAATCAATCTTCATAATTGTACCTTCCGGGCAAACATTCTCCGTAAAAGCCTCAGCTATTATCTCTGCATTAGGTATAATCAAGTCCTGGTAACCGGCACGTTTAGCCGATTCCTGGTTCTCAAACTTACTTTCATTAAAAAGGCTCGGGTTAAGACCGATAGCATTAGCGATCTTTTCAGTACACCTCTTATCCTCTTCATGAAGTTTCAACTGGTCAGAATTATAATTCAAAGGAATCCATCCCAATTTAGCACGGGAGACAGCAATCTGGACCTGACTTTTCATCAACCCGTACTTCCGCTTGAATCTATCAAGAAGTGATTCCTGTTCGGTTGAATTCAGCGAAGCGTTACCTGTCTCACTGTTATCGTTATTGTAAATGATCCCTTTGGGGCCTCCATTCGTTATCAGGGAATTACTTGCCTGCATAGAAGCCATCCAGTTAGAAACAGGAATAGACAAACTGTCTACGGCCGTACCGAACGTTATCTCATCACCTTCATTGCAAGGGATATGGATATCACTGTCGTAAATGATAAAATACTCCTCCTTGTTAAGGACCTTTTTCTCAGTCCCGCACTCAACGTACGCCTCTTTGACTATTCCGTCCGAATCTACCTGTTCCAGAGATTTCCCGGTACCGGTCAGATGGAAATGCATGGGATGGATGATCCACATCGTCCGAGGAATACCTTTCTTGAAAATACGATTGGTGTATATAGGGCAGTATCCATACGTCCGGAGAACCATTTCTATTTGAGAGAAGAAGGCGATGGAATTTTGAAGCGGATTAGGTTTCTTAAACAAGGCGGTCAGCTTCGGATCTGTGACATCGTTACCCTCTGAATCTGTCAGGTAAACCCTTCCGTTTGCAAACATGGCTCCCACCTTCCTTATAACGGTAGCGAACGGAGTACAATACAACAAGGCGTTTTCTTTATCCATGGCTTGGGACATATCAAAGTCCGTCTTCCAGATGGCACCTTTCGAATCAAAAAGATTGGTAAGATAGAATGTATCATTACCTCTCTTCTCAACCACATTAACCTTATCGGTCATATTCATTGCCTTTTTTGAAAACCAGCTACCCATATATGCAAAAAGAGTGGATACACCCAAAGGCGTACCCACTCCCGTTTTTATGTATTTTCGTTCTTTTATGATTTACGGTAGCATATACCTTTATATGCCGTGGATACTCTCCACTGCAAATATAGATAATATTATTGATTATTTACCTAAATCATTCTTTTTTTATCTATAGAAATTACGATTTTTATTTCATTTAACAGATTGGTTTATAATATAATTAAGTAAGTAAACGAACAAAAACAAGAATATTATTAACAAATTAAATGTAACTGTTACTTACTGAGATACTGACTAAAAACAAAAAGGTTTTAGACTTTTCCCATCCAAGTGTGCTTAAAAACATGTTCTATTATTATCATATTTATAACAAATATGTTATATTTGTACCCGTAAACAAATGCTCTTTGAAATGAAAACAACAGAGTTCTTAAAGAAGGCTGCAAAGATAGGCTGCTATTTCGTGAGTCACGGCAAAGAACACGACGTATGGTACAGCCCGAAAACGGGAAAATACTTCCGAGTGGGCAGGCATGGTTCGCAAGAAATAAAAGGCGGCACTCTTAACAGCATGATGAAAGATGCGGGTCTTAAATGACCCGCACATTTGTTTACCGGAATTATAAAATAAATGGAATATGAAAACGGTTGCTATTGTTGAAATGTGGGACGACAAGACAATAAGTGTCTATGTTCCGGAATTTGACGGTTTTAACTTGAACGGTCAAGGGAAAAGCGTTGATGAAGCAAAACGATCACTACATGAATGTATTGATGACTATATTACCATGCTTAAAGAGCAAGGTAATGAAGTGCCAGGGGAACTGAAGAATGTAGAGTTTGAGTATAAGTATGATATAGCCTCATTCTTTGATAATTTCAAGTTTATAAGCGTATCTACTTTCGCAAAGTATGCAGGCATTAATCCCTCTTTGATGCGCCAGTACAAGCAGAGGATAGCGTTTGCTTCCGAAGCACAAAAAGCTAAGATAGAGGAAGCAATACACAGGGCAGCGAGAGAAATGCTGGCGGTACAACTTTAATTTCGGCATTTGTTTACACGAGACCTCTTTGGAGGCATATTCAAGGCGATGGAATTTAGGTTCCATTGCCTTTTTTATCAGTTAACAGATAAGATATAAAAAAAAGGCCGGGATTGCTCCCAGCCAAATAAAAAGTGTTTCTTAGGAAATTATAATTAAATAGAGATCCTATAAAAGTTCCCTACCAAGCATCATCTTCATTTCCTGCCAAACCATTTTTTACAGCTTCTTCTATTTTATCCATAATAACATTAGAATACGCATGCGCCATTACCAATGCTTTAGATGATGTTTTTTTAGCCTTATGCTTATCCTTATCTATAAATGGAAAACATGTCTCAAGCCCCCATTTCTCAATCCTCTTTTCTGGTCTCTGTGTCCCATCTGAAAATGCAGCTATAATTCCCCCTCCTATAACTTTTTCTATATTATAATATTGTAGAGTATAAGTTATACGAATCTTACCATCTTTTATATCTACTTTTATAATTGGAGTAATATTAACTTTATATGAACTCATTCCTCCTAAATGCGCAGCAATATCCGGAACATATCCTTTACCAATAATAACGCCAGCCTCTCTATCATTTAATTTTATAACAGCATTCGCATCATTAAATGACTCTGTAAACCAGTGATTCAATATAACATACAAATCATCCTTGGTTCTATTACCACACTCTACGACTTGAGTATAGGTTAAAGACTGATTTTTATCTAAGGCGAGAGTTGATCCCAAATTTTCAGCTGCTTCCACCCAATTATCACCATAATTTTCTTTAGCATATTTTTCCAACTCTTCTGTTCTCATAACTTGAGCTTGTAATGAAACCGAAAATGTAACCGTTAACAATAAGAATAAAATCCTTTTCATAATTTGAAAATATTAAATTATCTGATTAGTATCGTTTGTATTGTTCAGATACTTGATACTCTTTACCTTCATAGGTAAAGGTCCAAGAGAATATAGGAAGATAAACATATCTCATCTGACCACCAAGATTTGTTGATTGTCCCGCCTTAAGAGAGCCCAGTTTAGAGGCTTCGTCAGTGTATAATACGATGCTTCCGGTTGATCCATCTTTTACCTCAAACTTAGTAAGAGATATTTCTTTAGAGCTTGTATTCGTAATATGGCAATACAAAGAACCAGTTATATAACCATTAATAATAACAAGTCCTGCTCCTGATCCCCCAGAAATATTTAAATTAATAAAGTCTGTAATTTCAGCAGATGTCACTTCGCAAGTAGCGGTATGACCGCCATCTTCTGTCGTTATTGTAATTGTAGATGTGCCTTTTTGTAATGCTGTAACTTTCCCGCTATTATCTACAGAAACAACATTAGGTGCAGAACTACTAAATTTTACATTTTTATTCTCCGCATTTTCAGGTAAAATAGAATATGCCAATGTATAGCTTTCTCCATTCAGAATCTTAACTGAAGATTCTGTAAACTGGACTCCTTTTACTGAAGAAGGCAAAACATTCACAGTACACTGCGCTTTAAAATTCCCATCATTAGTAGTGGCAATTATGTTACATGTACCTTTTGCCAATGCAGTCACCAATCCGTCTTCTACCTTTGCAATATTAGGATCGCTGGAAGACCATTTAATACTTTTGTCCTTTGCATTTTCAGGAGATACAGTAGCTGTCAGAGTAAATGACTCGCCGGCTTCAATAGATTTAGTTGTTTCATTCAATGTAACTCCTGTAACCTTAATAGGATTCACTTTAACAACACATTTGGCGGAGGTATCACTTCCTTTGACTTTGACTGTAATAGTACATTCACCATCGGAAACGGCTGTAACCTCGCCATCTGCATTAACCGTTGCTATAGTTTTATCCGAAGACTCCCATTCCACTTCTTTGTTGGTAGTATTTTCAGGTTCTATCGTATACTCCAAACGGAATGATTCACCAGTAGTCATCGTCTTTTCATTCTCAGATAGTTTGATACCCGTTGCCTCAATTGGAGTTACAGTAATCTTACATATATCTTTTAACCCTAAATTAAAGGAAGATACTGATATAGTTGCTTCTCCAACGGCTTTGCCATAAACAACTCCATTTTCAACAGTTGCAATTGTTTCATCAGAAGAATTCCATTCATATTCGGGAGCGGGTAAATCTGCTGGCGAATGGCTGACAGTAAGAGTTATTTTCTCACCAATCTTTACTGAAGCTTCACTTTTAGAAATTTCGATAGATTGTACAACAGGTTTGTCATCATCACCGCAAGAAGATAATGACAGAACAGAAACAATAGATAGTAACAATAAAATAGTTCGTTTCATGAATATAACATTTTAATATTAAAAAATATTGTGCAAAATAATTAAATAGATACATACTGACCAAATTTTACCATAATTATTTTTTGTATTCAACTAAAATATCTATCTTTGCAGTGCTTAACATATTTATAATCCTAACAAATGCAAGCGGAGCTTGCATTAATCATGCGAGCATTTTTTATGCTTGTACTTAAAATATTTGAGGTATTACTATACCCCCGTGGCAAACTGTAATGGAATGTCAGCATTTGTTAGGAATGTGTTAAGCAGCGGGAAAGATGGTAGTACCTCTTTTTTATTGTTTATGCTTAACAGTAATCCTAACAATCAAAATCAAACAAATAATAGTAGTTTGATGGCGACGTTAATCCACGATACGGATAGAATGAGTTCACTTGAAATTGCGGAACTTACAGGGAAAAGACATGATGCTATTTTACGAGACATCAGGAACTTACTTAAACAAGGAGTATCTGCCCACAATTTTGTGGAGACATCCTACAAGCAGCCACAGCCAAGAGGAGGATATAAAGAACTCCCTTGCTTCGAACTCACTAAGAAGGGGTGTTTAATTTTAGCTTCTGGTTATGACGCGATACTCCGTGAAAAAATCATCGATAGATGGGAATCACTTGAAATGGAGAAACGCAAACCTCAGACTCCTCAAACCTATATTGAAGCCTTGGAAGCTTTGGTAGCTTCTGAAAAGGAGAAAGAACGCCTGCGCATTGAATCAGAGCAACAGCAAGCCACCATCAAGATTCAGACAGAGGAAATTAAGCAAGCAGCCCCGAAAGTCAGCTACTACGATAACCATTTGCAATCGGTCAACACGCTTACCTCCACACAGGTGGCTAAGCAAATCGGAATGGATGCGGAGAAGCTTCACAGGAAAATGAAAGAAATAGGTATCCTTTACAAACAGTCCGGGCAATGGATATTACATGCTCCTTATTCCACTTGGGGATTACATTCTACCCGTACACAGACGTACACACGTTCTGACGGTTCGACAGGAACAAGTGTATATACAGTATGGACTACCAAAGGTGTGCGTTTCATCATTGCCCTATATGAAAATGAATGGAACGTGAAGAAAGCCATCAAGCAGATAAAGAGTGAGGTGAATCCAGCCGCCTAATCTATTACATAACTATCAGCGGTCGGTTTAAATGCCCGACAGCCACAACTATATTCCAAAATTATGATAGAGATTATATTAATATTGGTTTGTCTGTACACAGGTTACAGGCTCACACGGAAGAAAGGAGAATCATTCTTCTACAACGATTGATTATATATAATGCTTCGACTACCAATCAGGCGAACATCTCTGTTAGGGGATGAACACCCCGGGAGCAATACGGCTCCCGGGATCTCGACGAAGAAAACGAAATTAATCTAAATGAAATTCTAAATAAAAAGCTATATGGAAACTTCAAAATATACCAATATGGACATGGTATTGCTGAGCCGTGTCGTATCACTTACCGACGATATCCTTAGAATGCACAAGGAACTCAATGAACTCAAACTTATCCTCAATGAACGGACAAAGCAAGCTGAAGCAAAAAGTAGACGCAATGTGTTCATGAAAATAGAGAAAAAAGGACGGTAGATATGATGAAGGGAGAGTGTGTTTTGCTCTCCCTTTATTTATGGTATCTTAAAAATAGAACCAAATTTCAGTGGATGGTCAGAAAAATCACGGGGGTTATAATTTTACTACATGAAAAATAGAACAGAAAGGGATCTTACATAAAATTATAGAAAGAGAGATCTTATTTTGATTCCATTGCCATTATTGCATCCTTTATAGCATTTACATACTCTAAATGGGAACTTCTTGATATCAAATGAATGTAAATATTCCTATCTGCCTTAACCTCAATAGGAGTATTTATCATGTTAGTAATTCTATTCGACGATATATACTTATCGAACATTCTTGAAAACAAAGTACTTCTAAATTTTTGAGGAGTTAATCCTTGGTCTCTTCTTAAAATATCATGTATATCATCACAGTAGAAATATAATATTATGTTTTCATTATCGTTAAAAACTTGACCTATGACATTTGATATTTTCAGAAGTATTCCAATATCAGTCGGATTATCCCCTTTTATTCTTTCCAGTGTAACATCTGCTATTTCTATATCATCTCCAAGCAGATCTCTCACTTCACAAGGTATTACTTCCAAGTCAAAAGGAGATATTATTATTCGATATTCATCACCTAATTGAGAACTAATAGAAACGGAAATATCCATCTAATAAATTTATGCATTAATTTTTATAGTGCAGTCCTTTTTATTGCGTAATTTTTCCTGCTGAGATAATTTCCTATCTCTCAGCTTATTTACAAAGTCTAATAGTCCTTTGGAAGGATTCTCTATTACCAATGTTTTTTGTGTATAGGTAGAAGCTTTCATAATCTATAAATATAATTACGCTACATTGTAGTGTTATTATGTTGCAAATATAAGCAATCAGTCAGTATCTCACGCTAAATCATCACTATTTTTACCACCAAAGCTATGTTTTTAACTAATATCAACATGATTATCAGCTAAATCACATCTATTATCATATAGAACAGAACTAATAAGAGGAAGGTTCATAAGGGGCCGGAACTTCTTACGTGAACCGGCTCAGAAAGCGTGTAAAGGGATATATCCTATTTATACGTTTCCTGAGAGTAAAGAGAGAACCGGCAGATCAAACAATTACTGATTATTCCTAATTGTTCTTGCAACTACCGAAGCCAAAGCACTCAGGCAATTAATCCCTTCATAGCTCTCTTTACCATTATAATCCATCACTGAATCCATAAAAGAAAGATATTCAGGATAATCATCATAATCACTTCTAAATTTAAATCTCTCTCTTATAAATTCTTCATTTGCAGATATTCTTTGGTCCATATTCGCATATAAGCTGGTAGCCCGCACATTATCCATCCATTCCCGCACATCTCTTGCAAATTGGAAATATGATTTATGACTTTCAAAAACAGTACTGACAGGTGCCCATTCTTTGAGTTTCTCTTCCATTAATCCGGCATCAAATCCATCTCTAAATAAAACTCCGTCGATAAAGACCTCAGTTCCATAGACTGCATGTATCATTATAAACTTACCATTGCAATCTGGCATGATATAGACTATAGAATCTCCTTCTATTGCTATTCCTACATTATAATATTTCATATTTTCTTTCTTATGTGTATTTCTCTTCCTAGCCATTGAATATGATAAAAACTGTTCCCGGAATATATCTGTACACACATAACGGAAACAGTCTGTTAAATGGCCAAACTCCTCGTAACTCTGTTTTGTTATCTTGTCCTTAATCCGAGCTTTTAATATTCCTCCATTAGTGTCTTTCTTTACATTCTCGTAATCTTGTATAGACTTCTTACATGATTCATCAATAGACACAGATATTCCATGGAAACCCTCTAATAAAGCATTCACAAACTCTCCCGACATAGCAACAGGAGGGTTCTTTTTAGGGACCATATCAACCACCCGAAAAGTTTCTTCCAACACATCTATAAATTTATCCAGAAAAGATCTCTTTTCATCATCAATAGTATTTCCGCTTCTGGTACTCGCATCTCCATGCAAATATACCACATCGTTATATCCGATTCCTTCCAGCCATGTACGTGTCAACTCGGCTGCTTTAGTTACTGTATTAAGAGGATCTTCAGCACAGATTTCATGAACTTGCCTTAACTCCAATTCTTCATTTTGCCATATTGATACACTGATATATGGGAGAACATTATTATCAACAGAAATATGCAAAGGAATTCCTTCTGTTACAGGACATATCTTCTTATGCTTACCAGAATCAAATGCATGCAAAAACTCTCCACCTGTCTTTATTTTACCCCATTCCCCAAGCGCATATATACGATAGTAATTATAATCTCTTGTCCTATCCTTATCAAAATCAGCAACCGCCTGCCGGTCATAAAATCCATATTGCCCGTCCGGACTGCCAACTACCCAAAAATTATTGAGGTAAGTTGATTGCATTATAACTGTATCCGGAGCATGAACTTCCTCAATTCCCGTTCTAGGATTTCTCAAAAGCCTTTCTGTATTTTTCCATTTTCTAGCAATCATTGAGAATTCTTTAGGAAGAATCTTCTTTGTTTCATTGTCTCTCAATATACCATACAAGTCATTTGACTCTTCTTTTAACTGCTCTTTATCAAATACATTTTTTTTAATCCAACACTCTTCCTCAATTGGATTAAACATTGAAATGATTTTCTGTCCTTTCCGGCCTCTAAGACGCTTCTTTATCTGTTTGAAATCTTCTTCTTTAAACTCTGACAATTCTTCACAGACAACATATTTATAACTCTCCAATCCTTTTATTTTCTCAGAATCATCCAATCCCTTAAATGTTATGTAGGACCCGTTAAAACAAATAATCTTATTCTCTCTAAACGAGAATAGTCTATATACTCCAAGGGACCTTACCGCCTCCTGAAAAGTCTTATAAATACTATCAGCAATAGAAGAACCTACTTTTCTAAATACAAGCGTATTATTACCCCCTGAAAGACATTCTATCAACATAGCCTGAGCTACAGAAAAAGACTTTGCCGATGAAGAACCTCCATAGAGGAAGATAAACCTTATATCATCATCTTTCATAGCTTCCCTAAGATGATGAAAATTTGGATTAAACTTTCTATAACTAATAGATACCTTTTCCATTAATCCCCCGTCCCCGTATCAATATCAAGCAACATTTGTTTTATATTAACTTCTGTCGGTTCATCATATCCCAGCATCTTGCAAATACGAGATATGCTCCAACTCTTACCATTCAACTTTAATTCAATCCCCTCCTTGGTAATTTTAACACTTTCTACTGCACGCGCCATTTCTTCAGTCCATTCGGATGAATCTTTGAATATCACCATACCATTTCTTATACTCAGGAAATCACGGATATCAGCAAATGCAATACACCGCAATTCCTCAAGTACGCGATCCTTAGTAATATTTGACTTCTTTCTTAATTCACTTTGGAGCTCCTGTATTCTGGGAGACAGCTTTGAAACCAACTTAGATGCTGCCTCCCATACAGTTTTATCACTGGAGCCTTTGCACGAATATACCTTTCTATATGCTTCAGAAGCATTACTGGTCTCAATATAAAGATTACAGAATTTTTCTTGTTTAGGTCTTAGCTTCATGTCTTTTCGTTAGTCTGAGTTATGTATAACATAATACACATTACAAATATAATTATTTTTCTCCTAATATAAAAACTAGATTAATAGATAATCTGGAATTTGTGGTACCATTTATCCGCATGTGGGAACCATCCTATCATAAACGATATCTGGCATATAGTTATTTTATATATCTTTCCTTTCATCGTTATTCCTCCTTTTCTAATTGCTTCACAATCTTGAAATAATCCTCCTCACTCAAAACCTTTTCAGCTGCATCAAGAACAGTATTATATCCGTTACAATAACCCAGGTCTGCAACTTCACTTATTATGAGTTTATTAAAATGTTGCAATTTCAATAGCCTTTTCATGCAAAGGGATTTATTATGATCTCTATTCATTTTTCTTCCTTTTATTTGAAATGATTAATAAGTTCTTCTACTGTAGCCTTGTGAAATTTTCTACCGTATTTATTAAGATAGTATTCAATAGTTTCATCACACATTTCATCACCACATTTAAACCATAAGTAACCATCCGTAAACCACTGGTTCTTGTCTGTATCGTCCCTCAATGCGACTATAGCCAGGAAAAGTTCCTCATTGGTTCCGCAATCAATAATATCCATTTCTTTAGAGATAACATTTATATCATCGCTCATTGAATAAACAGAAGCAAGTCCGTATGTGGAAGTGTATAGATTATTCCAACCTAAATACGGATTGCAATAATAACCAAGCTCTTTTAATTTATTCCTAAGCTCCGAATTATTCTTTCGTATAAAACAGGGTGTTGTAAATCCCATAGTTAGTCCTCCTTTTCTTTTGCATTATCATCATAGGTAAAATCGACAGACTCTAATTGGGCTTCTGAAATGAAAACCTTATTTTTATCCTGCCATTTCATTATCCTTTGGTGAACTTTTTGATTTTCACTATCCGTTATAAAACCGTGATAGTGTAAAAAACAACGGCACATATTAGCTATTGCTAACTTTCTTCTGTTTTCCATAGTTATTCCCCTTTCAATTCCTTAATTAATCCAGGGTTATCAAACTTATTCCCCAACACGCTAACACATTGTACGTCACATGGATAGTATACTTGTCCTTCTTTATCTCTGAAACAAAAACTTCCATTTTCAAAAATCACTTCTGCCACAACATGTTGATCAATATCTACAAAACCTACAATATCATGTTCATAGATCCGTTCTGGGTTGCCATCTCCTGAAGTTGTTATACCGGTGAACTGGCCTACTGTTTCCGGGATAACTCCTATCCATTTTTCAGGTTCTATCTCAAAGAAAACAGCATATGTTTTTCTTTTGATGGTTCCATGGGAGATAGTCATGCTATTTACCCATTCACCACCATTAACTCTTTTTCCTCTAAATATTATTTCTCTGTTCATGATTAATATCTTTTCCCGTTCAACATAGGTCTTAATTCATTATATCTTTGTTTCTGTTCAATATGCCAGAGCAAATCAATATCAAGATGCTTAGCAAGCCCGAAAATCTTAATTAGAGAGTAGGATATATCTCTATCAATAAGATTTTTAGTAATATTGAAAATGGACTCTGTGAATGTTTTGTTAATGAATATACGCGAATATTCTTCAAGCACTTCATCATCCAGACAATCGTTTTCTAACTCAATGTTACGTAGCCCACATAGATCTAACAGTCGTATAGCAGCATCGGCAAGTTCATCGGGAAGTGAATCTTTTACATTATTTTCAAACGAGCACTTAAATCGTTTTTCTTCCTCTACTAATGCAGGGTAACGATTGTATTCCATTTCAAAACGACGTTTACAATTTTTTCCTAATCTACCTTTTCGGTCCGCTTCCACAGCTTCCATAAGCTCAGAAATGACAAGGCAAAGGCAGTGTTCTTTAATCAGCTCCTTATCATGGAAACCGTACTAGCAAGCGGTCTTATAAGCACGGTCGCGCCATTTATTCAAATTAATATTTTCCATAATCACATAAGTTTTAATGCTTCCTGTATTCCTGCTTCAAGTGCTTCTTCGTAGGTGTTGTAACGAACAGAGTCTCTGTCCTCCAATCCTATCAGATCATGGGTAGGTATTGTCAGAATATCGTAAAGCCAATAGTCTCCATACATATAGCCTATTTCAATATGGAGGCATTTAGTGTCACGCAACCACTTTTGGGCAGCGGATTGAGTAGGATGGGAACATACTTTTATTGGTAACTCGCTATTTGTTCTACTAGTACCATATTGTCTACCATCTTCAATATTAATAGCTATCGAACATGGCTCGTCAAATCCTTTCTCTTTCAACAGCTTCGCCGTATCTAATGTTACAAGTTTTTCGGTCATAGTTATTCTCCTTTCTTTATTCCTCCAATAGTTTTAGCAGTGATTTTTTATACTCGTCTATTTCCTTAATAGCATCTTCTTGATTTGATTTTGCATCATTTATCATTAAATCTGCTACTCCCTCCATTATTTCATCCTTATGCTTATTCAGATATTTGATAAAGTATTTCTGCATCAAATCAGTATCCATATTTGCTATATCCGAAAATGTGTTTCCATTTCCATAATTGCCAGAAAAAGAAGAATAACAAAGATTATTTATATTCATACTCTGAATACTCTCCTTTCTGTCAAATCCATCTGTATGCTTATCTATTCCACTATTACTATGGCTTTGAAACTCTTCTCTGATTTTAGGGAGAGTTTCTTTAATAAACTTTTTCAGTTTTCTACCAGTAGTGATTAAATTACTTAATTCTTTTGCTGTCATAATCAGTCTCCTTTCTCTTTAATTCGTTCCAGTACATCTCTGTTGGCTTCGAGTATCTCATCAAAAGACGGAATAGGTAACCAGGCTTTTATTACGCCTTCATCGTAAAATAGATGAGGATAATCCCTAGTTGATACAAACTTATTCCATCTTTTAAAAAAATAAACTTTCTCAACGACATCACCGTCAGTAACAAAGTAATACCCATCCTCTTCCGGCAACCGTCCCTTAACGCTTATCCACGGGGATTGCTTTGCATGCCATTCAGCACCTTGAATGAAATTAATCTCCCCAAATTGTGCCAAGTTCTTACCTGATAAAGTGCGATCAGCTGTTCTGTGATTAAACAGAATATTTTCTCTTGCTGCTTCTTCTACTGTCTGTTTCATAATTATATCCTTTCTTTTTTTAAATCGGAACTAATGGAATCAAGCCCAATATTTTCCGAAACGATTGCATTTTATTATTTCATCTAATTTCAATTGTTTCCGACGGAACTTATTTATAGCCCGTTTCTCAAACTTTCTTTTTTTAGAACTGCAATGCTTCTTATCCATTCGACATTGGCGGCAATGGCATATCCCAATGCCTGTATGTGGTTCCTTCATGTCTGGTAAATCTTACATTAATTTAATTCATATCTATTCGGTTAGGAATTAAGTTTTGATAAAATAAAATCAGCTAATTCTTGTGTCTCTTTTTCGGTTTCTTGTTTTTGAACTTGACAAATGAACCTCTTTATATTAAAGAACCGGCCATCAGATGAACCTTCAATAATATAAGTGCCTTCACGATCTGTCTCTTTTACAAATTTTGTTTTCATTTCTGTACTGATTTACTTTAAATTATCCTTGTACTCTGTGAGTAATTCTCTCGTTTTATCAGACATTATTTCTGTTTTAAGAATACCCTCAATCTCTTTCTTTTCAACGCCAGCAGCTTTGAGTTGCGCATTTGCTGTCACGTCAAAGTCACGTTGTATTTGCGCTAATTCATCCGTATAGGATAAAAAGCAGTTCCACCATCCTTTATCGAATTGCTTCATTTCTGTACTGTTTTGAGGGTTATTTACTTTCTTCTTTGGCTGTTTCTAAAGGGCAATCTTTCGATATGGAAGATTCTACTTCATTGGCAAGGTAGGCAACTTTATTGCGACCCAAACAGACATCTTTCAATTTTCTATCAATGACTATTCTTTTGAAGTACGGACAATGTACGCAATCTTCTATTATCAATATTTTCTTCATATCTGTATAGATTTGATTTAAATTAATTATCTGAATATTCCTTTTAAGCCTCCATTAACAGCACCTCTTTTGGCTTCATCCGATGGATGTACATATACATCAAGGGTTGTACTTATATCCGAATGTCCAAGAATTGTAGAGACTGTTTTAACATCAACTTTATTTTCGATCAGGGTACTTGCGAAAGTGTGGCGCAACCCATGAAATTTAATGCAATGATCCAACTTCACTTTTTCAAGGATGAATATTCGATAATATGTACGTAAAGTTCGAGGCTCAACAAACCCCTCAGAGCAGGAACAGACATAATACTCGGGCTTGCATACGGCTGAGAACTTCTTCACAATAGGGAAAATGTCCTTAAGAATAGGTATGTATCTATCTGATGAATTAGTTTTAGGAGATCCTATCTCTACCACTGTCTTTTTCTTGTCGGTACCGATATTTTCAGGGAGATATATGCGTTCTATCGTTTTATTAACGTGAATTACCTTGCCAACAAGATCTACATCCTGCCATTGTAATGCACAAACTTCTCCTATCCGCATGCCGGTGCATATAGTCAATAAAATACCTAAATTGCGAGGGGATGGATTATCCATAACATAACTCACTATTTTACGGTATTCTTCAGGCGTGTAGCGCTCTAATTTGGGCGTGACAACTTTATTCTTGGTTGGCCAAATAACCTTCCAGGTGGTGTCGGGAACATCGATATCCAATTCGTCACCGGCGAAGCGAATAAGCATCTTTATGACGATTAGAATATCCGAACAGTATTTCTTTGATTTGGTCCCAGAATCAAGAAGCTCATAGAGAAATGCTGTAACAACCTTTTTCCCCATGTTCTCTACGTCTGTATTACCAAACCGGGGAGCAAGTATATTCAGATATATAAGCTGATAACAGCTTAGCGTTGAGCCCTTAACTTGCCTTCTTTTAACAGGCAACCACTCATTATATACGTCATTTAATTTCATACTTCTACTATTTTAGCGTTGATATCAACTTTAATCACCTCAGAGAAAGCAAGCGCATCATTCTTTCGATTGAGAAGAATATATTTTTGTTTTACCTCCTTTGTTAAAACATCACCATGGTAAACATAACCCATGATACCACGAATTGACAAATTAAGTAACAGAATAGGTATAGAACGAGAAGAAAGTTCCCAACAGGTTACCATGTTCTGTGCGGGGAAATGCTCCCATGGCATCTTTTGCTTACAGCGCTGCCACCAGTCAGCGATTATCATAGAACCATTTCCAGCTGTAGGTTCATGTATCGAACCGGCCTGACTGGTTAATTTAGAACAGAGAACTCCAAGGGAGTTTGGAGTAAAATCCTGTTTTTTCTGCTTACGTTCAGACAATTCGTTCTCATAGTTCTCTTGAAACCAGTCATAAGACATATCCATATTATTATTACGAATAAGCTCCTTGTACACTTCGTTTCTCACCTCAACATCTCCTTGAAGTAAGCTCATTACAGCATCGGGAAGATCTCTTAGGTCTTCGATGCCAAACAGGCTAAATAATATCTCTTTTCTCATATGATTTGTAATTAGGATTAGACCTGATAAAATCCCGGGTTGCTTTTTCGGCTCTATGGACATCCATTGAAATTCCTTTAGCGACTCCGTACATATATTGAAAGGGGAAAAAGACCGGAACACCCGATACTATATTGGAAACCGTTCTTTCAATAGCGGCAGAAGCCAGTTCAACAGCCTCGTTCTCGTTCCTCATTACTCCGTTTTTCATTATACGTCCTATTAGTTTATCCCGGTAACCGTACAGAGATTTGACCACCGTAGTATAATCTCCGGATTCCATAGCAGATATAATATTGTCTATGAAATTACGAGCATTTGTATAAGATTCCAATGGATTTTGATTAGTCTTTTCATGATAAACAGACTTTATCTTGCCTGACATATACGAACTTCTGTCGTAAGCAACAGGATGTCCGTTTTCTAAAACGACTATTATGTTTCTGGGGACACGCCGCGGATCAACCCCTTTGCTTACACAAAACAGCAATCTCGGTATATTAATGGAGATATTTCCATTTTTACCGATTAATTGTACCATACCCTTTCTTAATACCAGATTCTTGTTGGTTGATAAATTCCTGACCGATAACGTAGCCATGTTTAGTTGGTAATTAGAGTAACCGGGAACGGATTTCCATTCTATTTCATTCATATCTATTCAGTTATGATGGTTATTTATTCTCGAAAACATGCGCGAATACGCACTTTTCATCAGACAGTTCCAATCCGAGTTGCGACGGATACCGCTTGATATAATTATAAAACTCAAACATCTTCTTGTCATCATCACCGCAGCGATCTATTAACAGCTTAATGAAGGCAAGAAGACAATCGGAGTCATTTCCGAAGTTTTCCTGTGTGGATAATTGCGTTTTGTCAACATCAAGTTTCAATTTACGAATTGCTGCTATCGCAGTGTTGAAGTTGCGTTTTGCATCATGACGCAATTCATAGCCTTGTTTTCCCATTTCACTCCTCAAATCGTAGAGAAGCGTTTCCACGACGTCAGTCAGGACGTATGCCATATTGAGCGTCGTATTAAGATTTGTTGTTCCTACTAACATAATTTATTTATTTCTTAAGCTTATAAAGCCTCGTTTAACCAACTCCATCAGATCCGACATATTTTCTTCACTTATTTCTGCCTGAGTCTCACCATTTACAGACATATAATGAGGAATGCCAAATCGATCACGGATTCTCTTACGGATAACAGGAGTAGACTTGTTCTCCCAGTAAATTGTAACTACCATATCTAAAATGGATTATCATCCTCTGCACCAGATTGTTTGCCTCCTAATAATGGGACATAATCAAGATTATAAAAGCAAGTCGTAGCGGCATTGAACCCACATATGAACCGTAGAAGTCCAATATTTCGTCCTTTAGCAATATCTATCATAGCCGTCCCCTTGGTATCTACATTAGAAAAATCGTTCGGATAGGATTTATTGTTAACCTCAGGCCGATAGATCAAAATGACAACATCGGCAGCTTCCGCTATTTGTCCGCTGTCACGAAGTCGCCCCAATGTAGGAACCGGATTCATTGTATCCCTATTCAACTGAGAGAGGGCTATAATCCAGATGTCAAGTTCTTTAGCTAAGTTCTTTAATCGCCTAGCCACATCCCCCATCTGCTGCTCTTTATTAGCTCCCTTCATGTTCACATTCAAGATCTGAAGATAATCGATAATAGCACCGTCTATTCCAAACTTCAATTTCATATATCGGATAGATGAAATGATAGTATCAATATTAGAAGTGCTTCTATCATCAAAGTATATTCCCTTTCCCGACATTTTACCTACTCCAACATCTATCGCTTGTATCTGTGAATCAGTCAAACGTGAATACATGATTTGATTAGCCGGAACCCCACTTTCCATAGAGAGAATACGAGCCGTTATTTGCTCCTTTTTCATCTCCATTGAATACATAGCTATCTTAGCGCCCAAAGACGCTGCATTTCGCATAATAGACACCGCAAAAGAGGTGTTGTGTGTAACGACAAAATCGCTAATCACAAATAATTCACGAGGATGTGAAACTTTTATACATTGACATTCTTCTTTGCCAATATACTCTATTGAGCGGATAACATTATTTATTCTTTTACGCTCTTTTATTCTTTCCTTGCGTCGAGGAAGTGTACAGATATTTTTTTCATTTTCTCCTGCAATAGTTATTCTATAATGACTTTCATATATCTTTTCACCGATTGCACTTTTATGAGAGAACATAGAACACCTATAACCCAAAGAACGGCATAAATAAACTACATCATTTGCTAATCTTTCCGAAACGGTAGAATAGTGAATACCTCCATACTTATCAACTTCGCCATCGGTATCCATTAATCCGTTCAATAGTTCCAATCGTTGTTCATAGCAACAATTTAAGTAGCATTCAGGTATAAATTTATCTTTTGCCAAATGATTCAATAGTCCTAGCCGCCTTAACTCCTCGTAGTAGATGTTAGTCATCTTTTGATTATGCCCGTAAGATATTCGATAAGTAGGGCATTTGTCACTTTCATCTGAACTTTGCTTGACTATCGGCATTTTGCATAGACTACGCATTTTCCCCAAAACGAACTTATCGTCATTACAAAAAGTAGCCCCTCTTGAAAGACACCCATCACCAATCAATACGCCTAAAATATATGGATGAATTATAAAATTCTTCTTCTCTCCAAATTTACCACAAAACATAGGGACGTACATCCTATTGTGAAATGCACTTGTATTCTCTTGCATTTCTTTAATTTGAAGAGTAGTCAAAATACGGTTTCCACTCTTGAAAGTAGATGCACCAACTTCCCACAAATGATCTCCGCTTGAAAAAGCTACACGGCCATCAGTAAAAGTCATTTTATAAATATCCTTCATTCCTTGCGGATAAACGCCAAGGACAATTGATTTCTCTCCATCAATCGAAGCTACTTTGTCTCCTACTTTTATATCTTTGTTTAAGACCCAGCCATTAGGAGTAAGTATCTTTTCATCCATACGAAGTGCCTTACCTTGGCTTGTCTCCCCTGCAATAATTATCAAGTCTGATTTTTGCAATCCACCTGACTTTGAATCAATTTTTTCAAATCCAGTAGGAATACCCGTTAATTGTCTATTCCCTAAAAGATTATCATTTATCATGCCATATACACTTTCAAGTCCATCGTTAATGGTTGAAATAGTAGTGCTACTTGATTTGAAAAGCGATGCAAGTTCATTACTCACCGAATTAGAGACATCGAGAATATCCTCTGCTTCTGAATAAGAGTTTGATACAAGATACTGTCCTATATCCCAAAATTTACGTCTTATCGCCAGATCGTGCAGCCGTGCTGCATACTGGTATAAATCAAAAGTACAGTTAGAAGCAATTCGCATATACTCCATAAGGTCAAACTTCACCCCATTAGCAATAAGTTTATTCTTGACCGCTACCACATCAGGCCGACTGCCAGACGATGCCACTTGAAGGATAGCTTCGTATATCTGAAGATGGAATGGATTATAGAAAGAATCCTTGGATAATAACTCCCTCACTTCTTCAAGCGCATTGCGTTCAGTGATAATAGTACCTAAGACAATCTTCTCAGAATCTTCATCTCGTAGTTGCACATTAATTTCCATATTCTTTTTTTGCCCAGTTTAATACAGTCCTGTAAAGGTTAGTATATCGTTTACGTAGATCCTTTCGATTCTCTATCTGCTCGATGATGTCAGCAATCTGTTTACCCGTATATTTCTCTTTGAGTTTTAGAAACTCCGCTTCCGTGATTTGGGAAGAGAAGTTTTTAGCATTGCTGCAATAAGGAGCGTTCCGTTTTAGCCAGTCATTGAATTTTAGAAAATCAGGATTTGAAGAAGCGGATGAAGAAGCTTTGGCTTCTTTCTTATCTCCGTTAGGAGATTCTTTCTTATCTTCCTTTTCCTCTTCCTTTTCCTCCGTAGTGTTCACGTCGTTATCACGTAGTGTTGACGTAGTGTTCACATCGTTATCGTTTAAAGCCTTACTAATCAATTCTTTTACTATACCCTTACCGATATAAGACTTATCGTATCTCTTATCAAGGACTTGATGACTACGGAATGTGCGGATAAAGTAGTAGCTTTCTTCTGCGTGAATAATAGGTACTAACATCCGGGCATCCACTAAGGCATCTATCCACTTTTTTATTTCAGATACTCGTAAATTTTCATCGTAAGGGAATATTTGAGACTTGAGTAATGCAGCATTACCTTTGATAACTCCGAAATCATCAGCAAAATTCCAACAACCAATAAAGAAAAGACGGCATGGAATTGGTAGTTTACCTATCTTTTCATCTTCCCAAAATTCAGGTTTGATTGTTCTTATTCGTGCCATACAAACATTTTATTAGGTAATACAGATTCACTTCTCCACTTCTCGGACACTTCGGTATATGCTCAATGTCCTTAATTACTTCTTTTATACTTTTCATATTAGAATCTCACATTAGTTAGTTGTCTACCTTTGGAGTAAACGGCCCATTTGCCATTGCTTCCATCAACAAGCCTTAAATCAGATACTTCACCGAAGCGTTTGATGTTTCCACATAAATCTACAATCCATCCAACCTCTTTCTGGGGATGTGGACGAATAGCCCGACCAACTATCTGATACCACATAGCAAGTGACATCGTAGGACGGGCCATAACAACCGTATCAAGCTCGGGATAATCAAAACCAGTAGTCAGAACTCCGACATTGGCAACGACCGGGATTTCACCAGATTTGAACGCAGCAAGGATTCTTTCACGAGTAGATTTGGGAGTATCACCCGAAACAATAGCGCATCCGGGAATGGACCACGTAAGCTGTTCGGCTTCTTTCAAGAACCGGGTAAATACCAGTATTCCCTTTCGTTTACCTCCATCTTTTGGATTCATCAGCCTTTGGACGATATGGACGAGATAACTGTAAAAGTCGATTCGTTCATATTCCTTTTGGATTGATTTATCCGTATAGTCGGCACCAGTAGTGTTCACCCGTAAGTTGAGTTCATTCCATCCCGAAGGATTCATCGGATAGTAATTCAACTTTGCCAAATATCCCATATCTAAGAGAGTTGATACCTGTACATGGTAAATGACCTCTGAAAAGACATGATGCTTTGTCCGGGTGATGAATTTCAGCATGGAGCCGAAGTCACGTGAGGAAGACAATCTATAAGGAGTTGCCGTCAAGCCAAGAACCTTGCACTTCACTGCATCAAAAAAATCCTTGTACATTCCCTCTTTGGGGTTAACAAGATGGCATTCGTCCACGATGATGTTCTTGAAGTGGGTGAACAGTTCGGGATGATTCTTCACACTGCCGATGGTGGCGAATGTTATTCGGCTTATTTCCTTTGAATTGAATGAAGCCGAATAGATGCTGCAATCAAGAATGCCGTATGAACAGAGTTTCTTAAAGTTCTGTTCGAGTATTTCCTTGCTCGGCTGAAACACCAAGGTATGTCCATCAAGTCTTGCGGCTATATCCGCTATAATAAGGCTCTTTCCCGATCCCGTAGGTAACACCATGATAGCATTTGTTTTCTTCGCCTTGTTGTTGAAGAAAGAAACGGCAGCATCAGAGGCTTTCTGTTGGTAATCACGTAGTTTGTACATATCTATCTTCTGATTTAATGATAAAAGGGGAATCCTCACTAAGTTTGGACAGAAATGCCCGAATTATATAAGCCTGTTCCTTACTTAATCCAACCGGAGAGAATGAACCATCATCATTCTTGACCATCATGACAAATGTTCCTGCTTCCAAATCATTCATATCCCTTTCTCCTTTCGTAACTTCTTATTAAGTGCCTTGTAATACTTGATTAGCTGCTCGTACTCAAAATCAGACATCTTAGAAGTACCAGCAGCTTTCACTTTCAGCAAGTCAAATTTCTGTTGTCCGATTTTAGCTATCAGATTCATCCGATAACCTTCCAAATGGTCCGCTTTGAACCTGTTGCAGTGACGGCACTCAGCATGGCAGTTATTTTCATCGAAACGTGTCGCCAGATGCGTGCGACTGAAATAGTGCCCACAGTCGGCTTGCTCAAAAGATTTTATCTGATCGCACGAGATACATCTAAAATATCCGTTCGGCATTGCATCACGAAGCCGGATAAAAAGAGAAAACTCTTTGTCGAGTTTAGCTTTCAAATCCGGCTTCTTCTTTACTGTTATCCCTGCTTTATCAAACAAGGGTAAAGGCTTGTCTTTCTTCTTAGCCTTTTTCTTTATGTAGTACGGCATATCATTCGTCTTTTAGTTCAACTCCCAAGCATAATACTTTGTCAGACACACCTACATCATCAAATTCAAGTTCTGAATAACTTGTTTCGTATGGATAAGGATATATCTTACCGTACTTTTTATGCAACTCGATTATGTCTTCATCCGACAATTTCCGTCTGATACGCATTTCTATCTCGTAATCGTCAGAAAGATTTTCAATGACCTTTCTAAGCTGACCTACTGTCTTAATTTTGTCTATTCTCATAATCTTTGCCAATTAAAAGCCCCGAAGCGTATTCTCCGGGGCACAACCATTATTGATTAACCCATGCCATTTATGTGTGGCTCACATTATTCCATCGGGAACACTATCTGTATGCGCATTACAGAAATATCCATTTGCAACTGAATACTTTCATGTTCCCTTTCCTACACAAGTTTGTGGAGAAGCCCAGATTTGCACTGGGACGAGTTGCCAAGCTCGCCACATCTAAGGTTGGCATTCCTATTATCGAGTGGTGCGTCTACTGATTCCGCCACTTCTCCAGGTTTGCCCGCCATATCTTCACAGACTGAGCAGGCAGATTAACAAAGTTATACTTCGATGATTACGATGTCCGGTGCAATCTGTCTGATTTGCTTCAGTTGTTCGTCAATCACCTTATTCTTGTATTCTTCAATGGCTTCATTTGCACCAGCGGACACAAGAGAAAGAGATACATCACGACCGTCCACATCAGCGTAAATCTCAACTTCTATCTCTTCGTTGGCAAAACCTTTGAAAAGAGGAATGTTTAGTTTGAAAGATTTTGGAAGGTTGGAATCAACCACCTGTGAGTAATTATCCACTTTGCTTCCGTTTTCTTCTTTACTACGCTCAATGTCTTGGTTTACCTTTGCTTTGAAGCTCTTCAAAGTAGAAACAAGCATCATGTTCTGCGACTTGTCAGTAAAGAAAGCTCGGTGCATCTTCAAAAACTGTGATAATTTGATAGGTTCCCAATTCTTATCTGTATTGATGCCGAACTCCAGCATTTCTTTTGAAGGCTGCAAAATGCCGTTGATTTCTGTCTGATAGTAGCTGGTTTCATCAATCGTCAGAGCCAGCCCCATCTTATCACGGTTTACGATAATGTTCGTCTCTTTCTGATTAATCAGTTCGACACGTTTCTCTAACCATCTGAAAGGTGCGTCTATTGTTCCATTGATAACCACTCTTTCCGGTTCTTTCGGGTCAAGTGCTACGGGTGCTTTACCTTCTCTTAACACTACTTCGATAGGTTTGCCGTTATAATCTTTCGGCACAAGCAAGTTGATTTTGTTTTCGCTCATGATTCTGTTCCTGTTTTACGATTAATATTAAAAATAGTTCTTTGCATTTCCTGCGGCATGATAGGACGGGAATAAACCAGCTCACCAAGTTTGTTGTAATACCCGGCCATTTTTTCTTCATGATAGAGAATCTTCACACACTCTTCATTTTCAACATATTCAGAGCCTTTCTTTATGTTTTCAAGAAGTTCCTGTTTTTTTTCATTTAAAGGCTTTAATTCAGCCTTAAATGCTTCCATAGCTTCTTTTTTCTCTATCTCAATATCATTGATTTTGATTGAGGTTTCAGCAAGAGATTCTTTCTTTTGTGCTAATTCATCCGGTGTAAACCGATGTGTATAGCCAATCTCTTCCACTGCATCGGCATTGTCCTGTAGGAACTGCCATCTTTCCTTTTCGGGGATTTCTTGACCTAAAAATTTATCCATTATTTTTTATTTTAGAAATTAGTTCTTCTTTCATCCTCAGCATATTAGCCATGCCTTTCATTCGGGATTGAGCAGCAAGATACATCTGTTTGTATTTGCCAGCATCCTTCAAAGCACGCTCATACTTCGTTGTCTTTTCTTCAGAAAATCTACCGGCACTATCACGGTTGTATATCTTGATTGGCTTTATCTCATTTCCGAATAAATCTTCCATAGCTAAATAAACTCTTTGTTACGTTCAATTTCTTGCTGGGCATAAATCAGCATTTGATGTTCATTTGCAGCTGGCAGATAGATACCTGCCACCGATGCGCTCCAATTACGGAAGCGGTCAATACTCAGGGTCATTTCACCTGTTGTCAGTTCGGCTGAACTGCGCAAGTAGATTACTTCCTTGCCCTTCTTGTTGACCGTTTTACGTTCAAATAAATCACGGTTGCAAGTCCTCTTATAGAAGTCTATTTTGGCTTCGTCAAGGCTGCAACCATACTCACTACCGAAATACCCTAAAAGAAGATGCAAATAGCTGTTTTGGGCAAGCGTGCGGTTAGGTAGTTTCTTTTTCACTTCCACCACCGCACGTTCACTAAACAGCTTATTTACATACTCCTTGAATTTGGGTATTTCATAATGATTTGATAAATTAAATATCATTTTTCTTTTTCCAAATATAGCCACCAGCCGTTTTCCTTTTGCCGAGCGTACAAGCATTGATACTTGATGCAGCAACTTGTGTTTCAAGAGAAGCCACTTTTGCACTTTCAAATTCAGCTATATAATTCATTTGTAATCCAAATTGCACAACTGGAATTGAATGAGTTATAGACATCTTTCTTTTAGAAAAACTTGAATGCTTTTTATTATACATTGGATGTTTTTCCCCTTTTCGGCTCATTGACATTCGTTTTTTAGTTTCTGCATTGATAACTTTACCTTTAGCAGATTTACTAAAACGGCTTTTAGTAATAGGATTATTATTGTTTTCCGTGCGAGTTACCCACCTTAAATTACAAACATTATTATCCGTTCTAATTCCATTAATGTGGTCTACCTCTGGTTTATTAAATGGATTGGGGATAAAAGTTTCTGCAACAATTCGATGTAACAGTCTTTTATCTTTTCTCAAAGTAACATAAACATATCCGTTCTTTACTCCAACATTTGGAGTAAGCACCTTATTAGGATTCCGAACTTTACCTGTATTAGAAACTTGATAATATCCATTATAACCTTTTACTGTTTTCCAAATCTCTTCCATATCATTCTTCAAATCGAACAACATATACTAAAAAGGTAAATCTTCCTTTGCATTACCATTTGCATCAACTGGTGGCTGAAAGTTCTGCGGTTGCTGATAAGTCGGCTGTGGTGCTGGTTGTTGTACTGGTGCATTCTGTGTGGATTGCGATACACCGCCACGCGCTTCTATTTTATAACACCGGATGGACACCATACGTTTAAGCTCCCCGTCCTGAGTAGACCAGGAACGCCCCTGTAGAACAAATGACACGGTAACAACATCACCGGTTTTAAAACGGTCCAGTTCGGTGCATTTATCGCCTGAGAACTCTAAGGGAATAATATTTTCATACTCGCTACGCTCCTTGGTATAAGGATCATAGGTGGTAGCGTCCAACAGGAACTCCCGTTTAGTGAATGTAGCTCCACTGTTTTTGGATTGGATTTGGACGGTATTGCTGATAGATAAAATACGTCCGGTTATTTTATTTGTCATAATCTATTTGGTATAAAAATCTTTAATTTGTTGAAATATCATTCCTCTTTCTTTAATATATTCTATAGTTTGCTCATCTCTTGAAATCCTCACTTTCGTAAAATCATCTTCTGATATTTTTCTATGAATATTCTCTTCATCGTTATAAGAATTAACACATAAGAACGTAAGAGTACATGAATTTAGCCCTGAGCAATACAATTGCTCCTGTACTTGATTGTAGTATGATTTATGCTTTTTCTTGAGATAGTCAAGTAACTTGGCGTTATCCCCTTTTATAGGCTGTATGTTATCGACATAATCGTTTAGATAAACAGTCTTCAACTCAATGAAATCATTCAATTTTCCTTCTTTTATCTCTGCAAAATCAAGAGAAGCCTTGAATACATCCATTTCTTTGCAATGAACGACATATTGAGGGAAATACCACATAGGCAAGAAAGCAAGAAATCTTTCCTCTAATATAGCACCGGTTCTAAGAGCGTCTATAGGACTGCATTTGGCATTATAATAAGGTTCTTCACCACTTACAAAACGCTGCATAAGAGAGATGTGAGATTTCGTATTCTTGCCTGATAATAATGCATGAATATCTCCACTTCCTATATACATTGTTTCTATCATACAATACCTCTCTTTCTCATACCATCATAAATCATTTCAATCTCTTTTGCATCAAGTTCCTCAATAGATCCTTTGTTGAACCGCTGAAGAAAACTGATGCATTTGTTATTGTCAGATAACAAGAAATTGCTCACTATAACTCTTTTTTCATCAAGTGTTTTCATCGTAAGCATCTCCTTTGATTTTACGTCATCCGGATCTTCACCCGTTGCTATTTTATATGCGTTTAGCAAAGCATATTTTCTTGCATAAGTAGAAGCCTTGCCAAATCCCTTATCTCCGCTATCAAGCCCACGCCCGAAACTTTCAACCTCTATATATTCCTCTGGTTTATCAAGATTGATGATCCTTACAGTCATCTTAACGATATCAGCATAAGTGATAGATTCTATATTTTCTTTTTTTATAGTCCTTATCACCTCTGATTTAATCAATTCTTGCTTAACTGGAATACTTACTATACCGTACTTCGTTTCGGCATTTTTCACACAAAGAGTAACATCTATATCCTGGACAGCCTTATAGGCATAACTACCAGCACCAACGGTCATATTTTTTTCGATGTTCTTTACCTCGTTGGAAACAGCCTGTATCTTTTGATATAAATTTAATCCGTCCATAACTATATGAATTAAAAGATAATTATAATTGTTTTCATCCTTTTATAAGAGTAGTATTATGCGTATCGGCTCAATCCTTGAACTTCACAAAGAGCATCATAATCCATACCACTGTCTTCAACCACAACAGACCTTGAAAGGATGGTTTCATAAGTCGCAATTTCTTCTTTTATCACCTCGATAATATCAGCCTTACAATCTACGTTGTAAACTCTACAGGCTGTTGCTTCATCCATGCTATCGGCTGCAAATAGGTCTTTACGAAGAGCATTTAAGCCCTGTTCTAATTCAAATTGTGTCATAATATCTATACGTTAATATACTTATTCATTTGTATTGTACATAAAGCTTGCTTTATTTCCGCTTTCGAATAATAGATAGGAGAATTTCGGCCGGAACCTTTTCGTTTACCCTTGATCAACCCCACATCCTCCATTTTCCGTATAAGCTCGGTATCCAAATTCATATTGACAAACCATCTGGCCACTTCTCTCCTACTGATGCTATCTTTTGTCGGTTCATAGCATTTCACCGCATTCATATACCCTACTTGCACCATATCAGATATTATATTCTTCAATTGGTATAAATCCAGCGTCACTTTCATTGGTATATTATATAAAAATTAAACATCATGGTAAGAAAAATGCCTGCATCACGCCTGATGCAGGACTTGATAATCTAAATCTAAAATTCTAAATAAATAAACTACCCTCGCGAGTGTGGACGGTACAGGATTCGAACCTGTCTTTCTGATATGCAGCGTTTCACCTAGAATACTTACCGCCCTGTCAGCCGCAAAACTGACATCGAGTTAAAAACGAAATTCACAATGTTCACCTTCACAGGCTACTTAACACGCAAAGTCTTAAAGGAACTTGGCGTATATTTACTTTTCTCTTTTCACACATATAATAAATTTGTCCCTTTCGACACACGTTTTACACAAGAAGCCCTCTTCAATGTGCTCAATATTATAGTCATAGACTCTGTTCTTAACAGATCTGCTCTTAGAGATATGGAACTTTTCTACATCCCCAACTTTCATGTTATTGATCGTTTTACTGATCGGTTTGTCTTTTGAAGGTATCATTTCTGTATTATTAATTTTCTCCTTATTACTTAATCGAGTCATAATATTCTTTATTTTCTTGATATTTCATTGCTATTTGCTTATCACTTGCTTTGCCTCCTAAATCATTCTTTATCGCTTCATATTGCTTTTCAGTAAGAGAGTACACTATCTCTTCCGCATATTCAAAACTTCCGGCATATCCCAATAATACTATTATTGCCGACACGCATAGCGCTGCTTTACTTATTTTATTCATAGTTATTATATATGATTTTAAATTACTATAAGGGTTGAGGGATAAGCAGGATTCGAACCTGCACAAGTATCGTCTGCTTTCTCGCTTTCGTCCGTATATTGGTTATCCTACGATTCTTAAACTACTCAACCTGTTACTAACAGCACCGGTCTTGATGACATCCATTCTTATGTACACTTGGAACTTCCGTTCATTTAGTCTTAGCTCCCTATGACCATTTTATCCCTTGGTGGTGGTTGTTCGGAATTTCCGAATAACCATCTATTTAAATTGTTTCCTTCAACGCAACAATACGTTTCTTCGCCCGAATTTTACGGGAAGGAAATCCGCCTACTGACGCGAGGCGATCTCGTATATCTTGTTAAGCGTGTGTAGCCGCCCCCAACACTACATACTTTATACCGATTCATATAGGACTGTATCGGACGCTTTACATTAGTTCATAAATCTGTGCTGATTATTATTTTTCATCGTGAAAGGCTTCCCATTACCTACAAGCAGCGCATTACGCTCACGATTATCATGCCGGGTACTCCATCGTACTGTTTCCCCTCGGGCAGTTGCATGATTGCCCCATTGTACGGTACCGTGCATCTTCACACGGAGATGTCCAACATGTCTGCATCCGGAATGTAGAGTTCCGCTCACTAAAAAAGGAGAAGCTGTAAACTGATGCAAGAGCGCTATCAAAATCTACCAAGTTCCTTTAAGACTTGTCCCCCAGAATTGATTTTTCAATTTTCTTTTGTATATTTGGAAATCGGTACTGAGATACTGACTTTGATAATGCAAAGATAAGCGGTTTGCCTATAACTAAAAAGAAATAAAGGAATTATTTTATAGGAAAACCGCTATTTATACAAATTCTAAATAACAACAACATGGAAACAACTATTAATCAAAGAATTGAGGACGTAATAATATATACAGGTCTAAGTTTGACAGCTTTTGCCAAGCATATAGGTATCGCTCAAACTTCCTTAAGAGATTGTGTGAAGAATAACTCAGAACCTAAGTATTCAACTTTAAACAAGATTATTATAGCTAACCCGATAATATCTTCAGAATGGCTTTTGCTTGGAACTGGGCAAATGCTTAAATCTTCTTCTGATTCAGAAAAAACAAATTATGAAAAATTATTGGAAGAATACACAAAACAGACAGAAGACTTATTATCTGAAAGAGACAATGAAATAAGAAAATTACAATTAGAAAATGCAATACTAAAAGCCAAAGAAAGCATTAAGAACGCAGGATGACAACCAGTATGGAAAGTGACATTACAAAAAGAATTAAAGAATATGTCTTATATAAAGGCATACGGGTAAATCAGTTCGAACAATTATGTAACCTCTCAAATGGTTATGTGAACCAAATAAAGAGATCTATTGGAGAAGAAAAACTAAAGACTATAAGTCGACGTTTCCCAGACTTAAACATCTCTTGGGTATTAACAGGTATTGGAAATATGATACAAAACCAAGATATAAAGGACTCCAATAATAATAAAACAATTAAAGAGGCTATAATACAAAGGATTAAAGAAATAATAGAAAATAAATCGCTCTCAGAAAGCCAATTTTCTAAGTTAATATCAGCGAATCAGAAAACTATTAATCAACAATTAAAGGGAGAAAGAGGTATTAGCATTGATACTATATTAAGCATATTAAGTTCGTTTGAGCACATTTCTTCAGAATGGTTATTACGAGGGAAAGGTAATATGTTCAAATCAATAGATCTTTTTCAGCAAATAACGTTTTTTGAATAATCTGTCTCATATTTTATCAATTTTATTTTGATAACAAAGGTATTGAAAATATTCCGATATTTGATAACATTTTATACAAAAATATTCCTATAAAAAGTAATACTCTAATTTACAACCAATTACATACAGCTTCTTATAAAATAAAAAGCCTCGATCGTCATTGGCCGAAGTCCAAACTCATAAATAGTGAATTACTTCTATTTCTTTATAGCATGTTACCACTGAAAAAGGTTGTAACTAAAGCCTATGCCAACATATATTCCAGATGGATAACTATAACCGGCCTGCACACCCAGCCCGAACCGATTCCACTTTGCCCGCTCTCTGACAAACACAGTCCTCGTTTTACTGTACACCTCGATACTATCCAGCTTTGCACGGTAGCCCGACACATAAGCCGTATAAAGGCTGTCTTTGTAGATTTTCTGCGTAATAGGCAAATATACCGTATCTCGAACCGTATCCCCCGGCACAGGAACAGCGAACGGGAACGAATCTACAACGCTTTCATAAACCGGAACGGGTACTGTATCCTGGATTGTATCAACATGATTCGTAATGATAAATTTATTTCTACTGAGGAGTTACCCGAATCTAACCGTATCACCAGTAAAACCACTTACGAAAAGCTGCTGGAAGAATACACCCGTCAAACTGAAGAACTACTGTCTCAAAGAGACAAGGAAATTAGAGTCCTTCAATTAGAGAATGCCCGCCTCAAAGCAGAAGCAGCCACAAAAGAAGCTGTATAATTTCATCATATTTATTCAAAAACAAAACAAATTATATCTTTATCTGAAACCTCCTAAGAATAAATCATACTTTTTATGCTGAGAAACATACATTCCTCCTCAAACTTTCATTTTTCGAAAGTGTTTATATTAAACGATTCTCAAGATATAAATAACAAATTAAAATCCTTAAGCTATGGAGATGTATGAATTATTATTAAAGCGTCTGATTACCCTAACAGACGAGTATTTTAAGCTACGTAAAGAACTGAACGAATTAAAAGAACAAGTTCATCCTACATTAAATGAAAGATTCGGCAGCAAACGAATTATTCCAATGAAAATAGAAAAGAATAAATAAGAATTGAGAACGTTGATTGTACTATATAGTGTCAGAAAAGCCGGACTGTAATTAGCCCGGCTTTATTATTTCATGCACATTCTTTTTCTCAGGAGCTTATATGCCTTTTGTTATCACGCTTCAGTCATCATCCTGGTCTTGACCTAATATAATAAAGAAAGCCCGGAAATATCATCCCGGGCTCGCAATAATCATCTTCCGATGACATGTACAGAAAATGTCGTCAAACAAAAGTCATTGATATTTTAATCAAAACTGAACTGTACATAGTTCTTTCGCTAATTCATGAATAGCTTTCTCAAACTTTTGTTTTAAAACGCTACTTTTGTTTTTTAATAACAGTTATTTAACCAATAAAACTAATAATTTAACAACATTTACGTCATTTGATTATTGAAAACATAATCGATTACCTTCCGGTTAGCTTCATTAATCATAGTGAAATCTTTCTCAATATAAATATCAGTGATTTTCATTTTGCTATCTACATGGTTTAGAGCTTCATGTACTACATACTTATCAATTTTCAAATCATTGCGTGCTATAGTTGCCCATGAATGACGGGCAGCATAAAACTCAAGATCATCTATCACTATATCTTTCCCCATTCGTTTCAGTTCCGCATTGATATCCTTCTCTATTTCCTTAAGACCTTTGTTTATAGCAGAATTAAAACAGGTGTGATTTACATACATTCTGCTAAACCGAAAAACTTTCTGCTTTGTCTTATCTTCATATTTTTCCATCAGATTTTTTATGAATGGGGTTACCTTTACATGAATCTCTGCTTTGTCATCCCTTCTTGTAGCTGTTTTTGTACGAAAGTACTTTATCATATTGTCTTTCAATTCATCACAATTATATAAATCGACAGAGTTCATTCCTATCAAACAGAAAGATAATATGAAACAGTCCTTTGCTAAATTATACCGGCAATTCTGTTCTATGCTTTTTCTCATATTACTTCTGTATTTATATGGCAGATCTGCTATCATTTTAATTATAAAAGGTGGTATCGCCCTCTTTCTCGCCACCTCCTCCCGTGGTACTTTAAATTTAGCAAATGGGGCCCATGGGATTCTTATCACTCCACGTTCTTCATCATTATATTTTAGTTTTGCTTGATTATATAGATGCCTAATGCAAGACGTATACTTGCATAACATGCAATTTGATGTTACTCTCCTTCCCTTTGCAATAGCTTCTTTATTGGCTTTCTCTTTTTTTTCTATTATAAATTTAGAAAAGTCGTTTAAGAATTTATAAGTTATCTCAGACACACCGATTACTTCCCTTCCGGTAAATTCTATCATTGCTTTAATAGTGCATTTGTAATTAGAAGAGGTACCCTTTCTTCCTTCTGCATCCATTTTTTCAATATGTTCCCGGGCAAACTGTATAAAATCAATGTCTTTTTTATCCTCCTCTACTCTGGTTACAAATTCTACAACCTCTTCAATTGACATGGAATTGATAGACAAAGATAATATATTGCATTTGGCTCGATATGAATCTATAATCTTATTAAGCTCGTCAAGGATTGATTGATTTTTTATTTTCATCCCTCTCGTCATATCTTCCTTCTTCACATAGATCGATGTTGCTATCCTTTTTATCTTTCTATTGTGAGTCACCCGTATCTTCACATTATATGTTCCATCTTGCCTCTTTCTGGAAGAGCATACCTCTATTCTGAATGTTGTTGCCATAGTATATGATTTTAGTTATGTTGAAACAATGTTGAAACAACTGCAAACAAAAGTAGCGTTTTAAATCAAAAGTAGCAAGTATAACGATTGAAAAGAAAAAGCGGAAAATCACTTCCACTAAAGCCTTTTACGCAATAAAACACTGATAGTCAACATTAAACAAAACAGAAACATAGTTAAAACAGATTATCTTTTTTGTGAACCCGAAGAAATCCGAACTATTAACGCTTCTCCCTGTTTGGGAGCCAGTGAAGCCCGGAGTTTAAATCCTCCTCCACTTTGCGGCTCATTCAGGCTTTTACCTTCTTCCAGTGAAAATTTCTCTTCAGCTGTTTCCGACAGTGCATCCAGAATTTTAATATCGAAATCGAAATCTGCTTCCTGTACTTGCAACAGTGGCAGAGGTACCAATGTCAGTATCGGTATACTTACACTTTGCGTTCTTCCCCCGCCGGCATCCTGACTCTGATAGTTGAACGTAAGCATACGTATCTTACCGGTCCGTCCTGTCACAGGATCATAGGATTCAAATGCGATTTTCATCAGATAATCCAGATATCTTTGTGAAGATAATGAATCCGCTTCAATAGTTGCAATCAAAGGACCGGCAATCAATTGCTGAAGTTCCATTACCTGGCTACTAGTGCTCCTAACTTTCTTATTATCCAT